CTAACAATACTGCATTGACAAATCTTTATTTAAATAACACTAACGTCACTGGTGACATAAGTGCATTTTCTAACAATACTGCATTGACAGCTATAAAAGTAAACAACACTAATATCACTGGTGATATTATGGCATTTAAGAATATGACAAAATTAAATGTTTTAAATGTCAATTATACTTCTGTATATGGAGACATCGGTGCTTTCAGAAATTGTAATTTGTCAATAATCAATATTTCCAATGTTGGTAATCTAACAGGTGATTTCGCTAAATTACCAGCTAAATGCTATTATATAGCTTTAGCTGAGAATGCTTCTAAGAATGTGTTTAATTGGACAAGCAGAGACCCTTCTGAATATATAACGACATGGAGTGGTTATGCAAAAGTAACCAACGTTGATGATATGTTAATAGGCATGGCTAAGTGTACTGCTCATCCAGATATTGCAACATTCCCTACATGGCAGAAAACTATCAACATCGTAGGTACACGTACATCAGCATCAGATGCAGCAGTACAGACTTTGCAGAGTAAGGGCTATACAGTCTCCGTCACTACAGCATAAGGTATCACAAGTTTAACATTAAAAAGAAAGGAAACAATATATGAACAAGTTAACAAAGAAGTATAAGGTAGTACATGAGGGAACCAAGATGGTGTTCCCTCTCACAGAGGAAGGTGACAATGCTGAGGTATTCCCATCAGTAGATGCCACCGCAGTAGAGTTTGATACATACCCAGAAGCTAAGGCTTACGTAGACAAGAATGGTCTTGTGTATGAGGAACCGAAGTATGGCGAGTAAATCATACAGATAAAGAAAAGGGGTGAGTCGAAAGATTCACCCTTTATTTGTTTATAGTTAATTTACTTTAAAACTTTAATATAAAATGCGAAAATTAAAATATTTGCAGTATATTTGCATCGTAAATTAAATTATCTATAATATGAATAGAATTAAAGAATTATTAAAAGAGAAGGGTATGAGTCAAAAAGAATTGGCTGATAAACTTAGTATGACAGACGTTGCGGTTAGTAAAATAGTAAATGGAACGACATCTAAAACAACAATGCAAAAGATAGCGAAGATATTAGATGTTCAGGTTTGTGACCTTTACTATAAGGATAGAACTGTAAAATATCGTGGTGAATTAGATTTGAATGGTCTCAAAATACCATGTTATGTTTTAGAAGATGGAACTAGAGTAATTTCTGGTTCTGAAATGCAAAGGTCATTAAAGATGATTGATGAAGACGAAGTTAATCCATCTGGAACAAGACTGACCAGATACCTTACTCAAAAAACACTTAAACCATTCATTGATAGGTATTTAGACGGAGGCCAACTAGACCCTATAAAATGTACAGACGGAAATTCTGTAATTAATGGTTATAAGGCAGATGCTCTGGCTGATATTTGTGATGCTTTTCTTGAAGCTCGTAAGCATATAACTTTATCTTCTAGACAAGAGATTATTGCTGCACAATGTGAAATTCTTATGCGTGCATTTGCCAGAGTTGGTATTATAGCTTTGGTTGATGCAGCGACAGGATATGACAAAGCAAAGGATAGAGCAAAGGATGAACTTCAAAAGTTCTTGAATAATTTCTTGCAGCAGGAAGCTGCAAAATGGGTAAAAACCTTTGACGATAGGTTCTTTGAGGACATCTACAAAATGAGAGGATGGAGTTGGCAAGATACTTCAAAAAGACCTGGAGTAATAGGTCAATGGATAAGAGATATTGTTTATGATAGAATTGCTCCTATCATGCCTGAATTAGAAAGGTTAAATCCAAAGAATGCCAATGGTAATCGTTCTAAGAAATTTCATCAATTTCTTAGTCGTGATGAAGGTCTTCCAAAACTTAAAGAATATCTTTTCTCGATTCATGCTTTAGTTGTTGCATCAGATTATGATTGGGTTAAATTTAAAAATACTTTAAATAAAGTATATCCTAGAGTTAATGAAGAATTGTTTATTGGATTTGATGACTTAGATTAATATGCAAACATTAAATAGGGTGGGGATAAACTCACCCTATTCTTGTATAGAAGAGGTAACTTCAATGTATCAAGTATTAATAGTAAACATCAAAGAACTTCTCGCACAAACTCCCCATCATGTAGCATGGTTCTTCGCTCAGCATATCAATTCCATCCTGCTCACAGATATATAAAGTAAGTGGAAAGCTAAAGTAGCCTTCCACTTATTATTTTATCTACAATCCTCAATAGTTCTTATCCAAGCTTCTACATCATTTTCTGATGTACCAATAGCATCTACTTCTACATTCTTATCTCTTAAGAACTTCTCAAGGTCTGCTATTTTCTTAGGAGCATCTTTCCACTTGTTTCTTACAAGTTTCATAACTCTCAACATATACTTCTTATCTTTAATAAGATCTGAAAATTTCTGAGTAGCAGCTTTATGCTCATCACTATTGAGTGATTCTGAACTAGTATGAGTATAATCATCTTTATTACTTGTTTTCTCTATAGTAGGGGAAGTCTTCTTCTCATCAGTAGATTCTTCAGTAATAGGAGAAGTACTTTGAGTATCTGCTTGAACTAATTCTCCTGTGTTAGGATCTACAGAAAGTGTATCTTCACCCAAATCTACTTCTTCAGCTTTACCTACTTCTTTAATAACTTCTTCAGCTTTCTGCTCTCTAAGTTTTTTAGACTCTTCCTCATTAATCTTTTCAATGAGTTCTCTTGCCTGTTCCTCTGAAGATTCCTTAACCTCTTTGGTGTTTCTATTAACCTTGATAGCTTTAGGATTTTCACCTTCACTTAAGATAAAGTAATCCCATACACCTTTAGTCATAGAAGGAGATAACTGATTATCAAGAATCATTTTGTTATATCTAAGCTGCTTAAGAGTAGCTTCATCGGTTACTATCTCACCATTGAGAGAAAAGACACCATTTACTTCTCTATAATACTGATGCTTAAAGATTACCTGACTTTTATCTCCATTCTTGAAGTCACTATTATTGCTACTTTTAGGTATATCATTGGTAGAAGATTCTGGTTTAATCATCTTACCATCACCATCCAAACCATAGATACTATATGAGCTACCTACTGTACCAAAGAGTGCAGCATCTGTCATTAATGCTCCTGCTTCATCATATTCCATAAGGGTAGGGATGTCTCTTAGTACTGATGCTGTGATGTTGATTCTAGGATTCATATCCTGAATATTCTGCATGAACTCTGCTCTATCAAAGTTATCATTAAGAACGAAAGTCTTCTGTACTTTACCATCATGTACCAAAGAGATTTCATTTCTATTCTTTCTAAGTAAGATAGTATCTCCTTCCTTATCAAAGTAGAAGATTTTACTTAATCCAATAACAGCATTCAGTCTTGTCTTGTAATTAGGAGAAGTTACTTCCTGCAAAAGAGTATTTATCTTATCCTTCAAGGCCCCATCTCTCATCTCATTATACTTTAAGACTTTCAGATATGAAGGGACCATCTTACCATTGCTGGCAGGCATCAATACAAAAGCACTGCCTAAGTTACCCATTGGGTCTCTTGGAACCATTACTTTATCAAGTGATGTTCCTATAACTAAGAACTTACTCATTTCCTGAATACCCCATGCTACAGAATCCAAGTCATAGTGCATAGGATTTCTTGCATCATCAGATAGTAATTCCCTAACACTTCTAAATTCAGAGTTATTGTCATTCTCTGTCTGTCTTACTATATATCCAGGAATCAATGATGCAGGCACAATTTCTGTACTAAGATTCTCATTTACATAGAACCTTTCACTAGGATGTGCATCAAAGAATTGCTTTCTTTGTTTCTTCAGGTTCAATCCTCCAGAGATATATGGATTCCAAAGCATATCATAAAGAGCTAACTTACTAGCATTTCTATTACCATAGCCAGCAGTACCTATAATCAAATACTTCTTGCCATTGCTTTCAATAACACCACCATTAGCATCATCATGGATTGCTGTAATACCCTTGTTGATACTGTTATCATAATCAAGTACTAGCATTAAATGACTCTGCATAGCTACATCATTAGTGGTATTACGCTCTGGCTTGACTGCCATAAACTTTACCTTAGCATTAGGATTTCTTCTTATGATTCTAGCTAGCTCATGGTCTATGATGTTCTGTAACTTTACACCTGCTGCATTCATCCAATCATAATACTGATTCATGTTATCATTGGTTTCAGAACCTTTCTTTCTCTCAATGATACCATCATTCTGTAATACTGTAGGATTATATTCACTCATAGCATTACCACTAAGAGTAGTAACACTAGTTTCTATATTATGCAGTCCAGTACCATTCAGTTCTGCTGCATCTACATTGTCCTCAGATGAATATACTTCCTTATTAGTAGAGGTATTATCTTCCAACTGCTCATCAATAGTTTCAGACTTGCCTTGAACACTATCACCATTATCAATAAGGTTCTTGTTATTAGTGTCAATACCCTTGGCAGCAAGGTCAGCTTCATTAGCTGCTTGTTGTCTCTCTATTGCCTGATCTATGTTGAAATCTTTTTTTACCTTCACTTGAGTTTTCTCTTTGTCACCTGCAAAGTTACCATTAAAATACCAATCTTCATCCTTTTTCTCCATAGAATTTGTAATGAATGGTGTATTTTTCTTGTTTTCCTGTTCATCAGTAACAGTTTCATATTCATCAGGAGTGATTTCTATAGAAGTATCTTTGCCATCAACCTTGAAAGATACTTTATTATCTTCCTTGGTAGCAAGTAATCTTCCTTTCTTAGGATTATCAGCAGTTCCATACCACATATCACCCATGTCAATACTACCATTACCAAAGTTATCTTTCATCAAAGAGCCAGCATTTAAGACACTATTATCTGTTTGCTGTAAATCCTCATCTTCAACAACCTGTGTTGTAAGTTCTGATTCCTCTGAGTTACCAAACAAGTCTACATCTTCTTCATTACCAAGATACTCTATATTATCTGTAGAACTTTGACTTACTTTCTTTTCTGCAGCAGCATTTGTTTCAGCTTCAACCTTCTTAGCTTCCTCTTCTTTCTTTCTCTTTTCTTCTGCTTCCCTAATCTTTCTCTGTTTTCTATTCTCTAAGGTCGTAGCATCTCTTTGATAACCTAAGCTTTCAAGACCATTAAGAACGTAATCTAAACTACTGGTAGCATCTGGGTTATTAACATCATCAATAACCTTTTCAAGGCTTGCCAATATTTCAGCTTTATTATTGGAGTTTTCTACAATAGTATCAATATTCTTAAGAGTATTCTCTTTCCAGGTATTATCCTTATCTGATTGGGAAATTACAGCCATTATATCATCTACAGTCTTTCCCCATTCCTTAGCGTCTGCTACCTGTTGCTGATATTGTGGAAGCAATGTGTCTTCATCAATAGTATCAAGTAGGGTAGAGTTAAGCTTTCTGAGAGTCTTAAAGACAAATTGATTCTTAGCTTTTTCTGTAATATCAGTATGACCTTTCATACCTTCATCAAACTCATTGATATAGTCTACTATGGTCTCTGCATTTCTCTGATTAATCAGTTTATATGCAGCTTCAGCAGCCTGTGCTCTTTGAGCTTCTAACTCTACAGCAGCAGCTTCTGGATTCTTAGCCATTCTACTATAGGCATCTTGATTAGCATCTATCCTTTGAGTTAGTAAAGCAATATCCTGTACTTTCTGAAGAGCATCAGCATCTTTCATAAGAAGTCTCTTTTCCAACTTCTCAATCTCTCTTTGTTGCTCTTTACTATACAAATCTCTATTCTCAGGCTTCATCATTCTAGCCCTAGTTACAGGATTCAAGGAAAAGATTTCATCAGCAGTAAGAACTTTATCTTTAGAATCTTTAAAGGCATCAGTCTCTAAATCCCTCATACTAGCCTGAAGTTCATTACTCTTTATAGAAGTTCTAGAGATTAAATCCTCTAGATAGCTTTCTTGTTCCTTGGATGCATCAAGTTTTGCTTTAGCATCTTTCTGCTTATTCTGTGCTATAAGAATAGCATCACTATTTCCTTCTCTTCTAGCTTGCTTACCTTCATCTATTGCTTTAACATACTCTTTATCAAGAGTTTCTGTTTTCTTCTTCTGTTCTTCAAGTTCCTTTTCTATTTCAGCTTTCTGTTTATCATAGACTTTCACTAAGGATTGAGCATTCTTTACTCCACCAATACTGGCAACATTAGTTCTAGCATCTTTAGATGTACCCATAGAAGAGGAATCATCTATCTCAGATTGCATTTTTTCTCTTCTTTCTTCCCAATGATCATTAAGAGCCTGCTGTACTTTCATCTTGGTTCTCACCTCTGGAGATATAGAAATACCACTATTCTTCTCTATCTTCTGGATTTCATCTTCTGCCTTATTGAATGCTTCTGATGCTTTCTGTAACTTCTGAGCATTCTGAGCAATTTCATATAAAGCCTTCTGAGAAGTATATTCATCCTGCTCTATATCTGGGTGAGAAGCATAATATTGAGAGAGAAGATTGGAAATCTCTTCTTCACTAAATGGATTCTTACCTTCCTCAAGGTTAAGCTGAGAAGCTTTTTCTATCAATGTCTTAGCATTCTGTACTACAGAAGACATAGTAGTTGGGTCATTAGAATCTTCACCTAATTTATCTAAGGTATTGACTGCATGAAGAGCCTTAATAAAATCCATAGTCTTCTGATCTCCTAAGCTCTCCACATTCTCTGAGGCAATATTAGAAGCTATCAAGTGCTCAATATCTACAAAGTCATTATATTCATCCAGGAGATTGTTTACATAATCAGCATGACTTCTTAAATCTCTTTCTGCCTGTTTCTTGCCATAGTAGGTATTAAGTACACCATTCTGAATGAAATAGTTCATCTGTCCTCTCCAGTCATTCCATTTGCCAAGGTCTTTATACTTGACAGAACCATCTTCATTCTTCAAAGGATTACCATTTTCATCTCTTTCTATCTCACGTCTAAAGTTATTCTTATAAGCTTCTCTACCTTCCTTTGTAGCTAGTCTTGCAAGGTTAGCAAAGTTTGGAGTGAAGTTTACTATACTACCTAAGGCACCCACAGTACCAGCATTCCATGTAGTCTCCTGACCCATGGAATCCTTTAATCCTTTTATATAAGAGTAAATACCATCTGCAAAGCCATAGGTGTTAGCCAAAGCCTCACCATTCTGATAGGAATGAAGATACTTGTTAAAACTATCCTCATTGATTCTTTCAGCAGCATCTACCTGCATATCATCAGTACCATTTGTCCAGAATCCACCCCAAGCCTGAGAGCCTAATGTTTTACCAAATTCTTTCCATTTATCTGCTCTAGTAAGGAATTTACTTGCATCAGTAGTTAATCTCTTTCTACCCTCTGCTGTAGTTACCTCCTTTAATCCTTTAAGAGTAGTTGACATTTTCTTTGATAATCCAGCAGGATTGGTATAGAGGAATTTTCTATAACCCATAGTATTGACAAAGCCATACTTAATAGCTTCTGGCCAGAAAGTATTAAATGCTGCATCTCCTGCACCATCAATAGCTTTCTGCTGCAAGTTAGCATATTCCTTGGAAGACATTCTTTCCTTAATTCTATTTTGAACTAATTCTCCAAGAACTGCTTCCTGAGCTTTAGCATGGAGCATTTTATCAAGTGCTTTCTCATCAGCAATCTTCATACCTCCATCTCTATGCATCTGGGCAATATATTCTGCTTTTAAGCCAGCAGCTCTAGCCTTAATAAGTCTATCAACACTTGCTTTATAATTCTTATCAGTATGGTACTGATTATAAATATCATTTCTACTAGCAGTCATTGCAGCTTCTTCTGCATTAGCTAGATTCTGCTGAAGTGTCTCCTGGAAAGTACCCCTATTATAAGCATAGGCAATACCCAAGGCACCTGCTGTTCCCTGGGCAATCTGGCCTGCTTTAGTCTCTGCTGTAAGTAACTTACCTGTGGTATCCAAGACTTTACCAAAGCCTCTAGCCAATTTACCTACTTTACTAGCAGTACTCAGTGCCTTACCTACAGTACCAATACCAAAAGGAATAGCCTGTGCAGCAGCATCTGCCAGACCAAAAGACATCATCTTAAAAGACTCATACCAAAGGTCACTATCTTCATTAGGATTATAAGCTACCTTATAAGGACTGCTTCCAATCTTCTCATATTGCTTCTGTTCATTTTCATCGAGAGTTCCAAATTGTTCAGCTCTAGTCCAGTACTGAGGATTAAGTGTCATCCAGTCAATACCAAATGCTCCCTTAATATCACTACCATCAGGATTCTTTCCCATATTATGAAGAGTGGTATAATCTACCTGCATCTTATGGATAGAATGGAGTGCTCCTTCACTATCTTTATAATGAAGACCTCCCTGTTTATCTCTTATGACTTTAGTTTTGTTAGGATCAAGAACATTACCTTTATCATCTACCATTACAATAGGCTTTTCAGCATAAGCATCCTGACCTGCTCTATATAATTCTGCAATACCATTCAATTTATCAGCAGAATAACTCATGGCAGAAATACCTACATCTTTAGCAAATAAACCAAATTTTTTAAGGCTACCTTGATGCTCTTTGATATATCTCTTAGCTTCATTATTTAAAGCTGTAGCTGCCATATCAGGTGACATGTTAGCTTCATATACTTTCTTTTTGGCAAGTATCTGACGCATATCATCAATGCTAAAGTTCTTCATTTCTGAAGTAACCTGATTTTCAGAACCATTACCATAATGAGAAGCAAACTCAGATATACCCATATTGGATATACCGTTCTTATCTTTATAACTTCCAGGAGTAATAGCCTGTATAAAAGCTTCTTTTACCTGCTTATCACTAAGTCCTGTAATATATGGATCATTGAGATAAGTCTGTGATACCTGAGTACCTAAGTTCTTTGCATGATTATCTATATCATCATTATAGATATTCTGAAGAATCTTATTATTCGCTTCTTTCTTGATTCTTTTAAGAGCTTCATTATCTAACTCATTGTTGTCATTATCAATATTAGTATAGAGACCCCCAGTAACATTCATTGACTGGGCTGCATTCTTTAAAAAGCCAGAGAATCCTTTGTTAGTAGCTTCCTTATATTTAGCATACTTATTAATATCTTTCTGCCATGCATTCTCAAATTCTGAAGGAGTGAGATAGTTACTCTCCATCAGTTTAAGCTTAGCATCAGTTGAGAGCTGATTATATTTTTCAAAATCAGCTCCTAAACCCTTATTGTTGTTTCTTGTACCATCAGCATTAATAGGACTATATAATTTTGTAAATTCTGTGTTAACTATGTCATCCTTATATAAGGTATTACGCATATCTATATCTGGTATAGCTTTGAATTTTTCAATACCATACTTATCAATGAATTGCTTGTTTGAATAGAGATTATTGATATATACAGGATCATAACCATGTTGTGAAATCAAATCTCTATTCTTATTTATAAAACTATCATACTGGGCTTTTGTAAGACTTCCTAGTCCCTGTAAGCCTCGTAATCCTTGTGGTCTGTTTATTGGCATAACTTCTATATTTTAATTTTATTTGCAAATTTAATGAATTACTAAGATGTACTTTCCTCTTTTATGATGATTATTATTCAAACTAATGAACTTACTGAGTAGTTTAGATTCATTTTCTTTTTATGTAAAAGGATATATTACTTTCAGATTAAAACTTTTACCCCATATATTCTACATAAATGTATCAATTTGATAGTATTTATAAAGTTTAACTGAAATAGTTTGCTCAAAATGAAGATTATTGTGTAGAAAAGATTAAATTTGCAGCATCTAAGAATAAATAGAAACTAAACAAGAAAAGGAGATTTTAGAATGAAAAAAAAGTGAAAATGACAGTAGTATGCCTACTGCAAGTGAAAGAACAATTTGGACATTCTATCAATGGGCTGTTGTATTTGCACCTATTGTATTGATGCTTTCTCACTGGTACATATTCTATGTATTCAGTCAGAATAACTGTGAGCTACTGCATTATTCACCAGCTAATGAAGTATGTATAGCTTGGATTTACACTATATTATATCTGTATGTACCTATTATGTTGGTACCTGCCAGTTACTTTTTCAGATGGTGTAATCTTTTCAGAGTACCATTCATTTATTTTATATTTATTAATGTAGAGAGATGGTATTATGGTTCATGGTTCTGTACCAATGAAATGATAGATACTCATTATATACTTATCTACTGTATTATATGTATATATGGCATGGAACTTGTCGGTTTAGTTCTTAAGTATCAGAAGAATATTAATAGAGGTATTAGACTTTTTATGATTCACCTCTTAAGAAGAACAAAAAGAATGTTTGCTAGTAGCCCTACTAGTGATAATACGTGTGATGAGATTATTAATATAATTGAAAAGAAACATGCTTAATGGATTTAAAAGAACAGTTTTTATGTAATGCCTTAGATAGATTCAAGGAAATGATTTCCAATGGTGATTGTTCTAAAGCAGATATTACTTATTTCTGTAATCTATCTAAGTATGAGTTAGATAGAAGAGGTGCTAGTATTGATAAGAAAGGGTGGCTTACAAAGATTGAAGCTAGTCAAGAACTTGGAGTTAGTACTTCTACTTTTGATAGGATGATTCTTAAAGGTGTTCTGCCTAGAGGAAAGAAGATAGTCCACCAAAAGAATTTAGTGTGGAAATATGATGATATTGAGCAATTAAAACGTATGATGTTGCTCAATGTAAAGAGTTAATATATAGTATGTTATGTGTAGAGCTTGAGCAACGTTTGTTGTTCAGGCTTTTTTGTTATATCTTTGCCTCAGTAATCGGTTACAAAGTGTTTTAAATCTAATAGTTAATTGTTAAATCAGATTGTATCATGGATATGACAAATGAGAAAGTAGTGGAAAAGAAAGTCTACGAAAACAAGAAGGATGAATATGCATCTAAAGGTGTTGCAGGTACTGCTCTTGGTTTGGGTATAGCTGGCACTGCTCTTGGTGTATTGCCTTGGCTTACTGGTAATGGTGGTCGCAGTATCTTTGGTTCACTTGGTAATGGTGTGCCAGATAATGTGAATATCAATACCAACGGTGGCATGACTGCTAGTAATACTGCTCCTACAGCCCTTGATGTAATGGAGAAAGAGTGCTCTGATGAAGTAAAGTTGATTACTGATATGTTTACTTTGAAGTTGAATACTCAGCAGCAGATGTATGACCATCGAGAGACAGACATCAGTGAAAAGTTCAGTATGTGGAAAGGCTTTGTAAGTGCCTTGGATGCAGAGAATAGGAGAAGTATGGAGGCAGAGTTTGGTCTCTATAAGTCTCAGAGGGACGCTGATGATCACTTGAAGGATGCTATGGTAGCTCAGGGATTCTCTCTTTATAAGAGTCAGCGTGATGGCTTTGATGCTCTCAATGAGAAGTATGCAGCAAAGTTCAATGAACTTGACAAGGAAGTAGCAGTACTGAAGGCTATCCGTCCATATCAGGATAAGCTGTTGATGGATTATACTGATAAGAAGACTTGCACCTGCATCAGAGGTCAGCTTGTATTGCCTAATACTCCTGTAGTTAACGGCTATGGCAGTTATAGTGGCTGTAACTGCGTGAGTAGTGCAACGCCCACCACTGGCGCCTAAGCAGAAAGCTTCTAGGAAAGGAGCTAAGAGAAAATAAGATTGGTAGGAGATATTACCTTGAGTATATCTCCTCCTTTCTAAAATAAGTATCAATTTTAAATAGATGTTAGTATGAATTTTACATCAGACCCTATATTAGGAGGACAACAAAGTCAGCAGGATACACTCAGTCAGATGAATGAATGGGCACAGAAATTTGCAGAGTTACAGAAGCAGAAAGGGAATTTCAATATGCAGCCTCAGCAATCCAAGACTCCTACATGGGATGAGATAGATAAGATAATGGATAGTCTTACAGATACCCAGAAGAATTATCTTAATCAGAATCAGGACTTTGTAGAGAGTTATCAAGATGTAGCCAATATTCTTCAGAGAGAAGAACTTAGGATAATAAGACCTCTCGTTGAGCAGACTAAGGATGGTAAGGAAGCTTTAGATAAACATCTAGCACTTATTAAGAAATTAAAGAAGAGTGCTATGCAGGCAGAAGAAGAGAAGACTGCTTTATGGAATGAATATATGACTAACTATAGTGATATGACTTTTAAAGACTTTATGGCAATGAAGAAACAAAATAAGAAAGGAGGCTCTAAATGAATATACCTACACTTAAAGAAAAGATGCTTGGTAGCTTAGATACCTGGCTTAAGGGACGTGTTGATGAAATGGTAAGTGATAATCCTGCTTTATCTCTACCTTCAGTTTATATTAAGCGTGGATGTCATAACATTCTTAATAAATATGAGGGAAAGATAAGTCAGAGCATTGATAATGCTGCCTTGTTCCTTGCAGATGAGAATGGTGACATTAATACCAATACATTGTTTGCTGATGTAATGGAAATCTTTAAAGGGCTTGAGGACAATACCTTTGATATAGGATTGGTTCAAGGTGTAGTAGGTAAAGGAAGGATTTCTATAACTTTGCCAGATAACATCTTTACTAACATCATATTTGGTAATAAGAAAACTATCACATTCAATGAAAGTGACTTCTTGGAATTGAAGTCTTTACTTATTGAATAATAAATACTTAGAGATATGGAACAGAAAGAAATAATGAATATGTTTGATAAGCTCTATACCAAGATGAGTACATCCAGTGATCCTAGTAATATGCATGTCTTTGGTAATACTATGAAGAGTATGTTTAAAGATATGATGGAATGGAGACCAGATGTTGCTCAGGAATATCTTGATAAACTGGAAGCTATCAACTGGAAAAACTACCTGTCTAAGAAGGAAGCTTTAACCATAGTAAATGGTATGGAACCTTCTGGAGGTTGGGATGTTTCTGAATGGGAGAGATGTATGGAGAATATGGATTTCCGTACAGAGGATTCACCTTATTATAATAAGTGGGCCATGTATGTTGCAATGAATATGATTTACTCTGATAGTGCCAGTACTATTGCTAAGATAGCAGGTAAGAGTCTTCCTGAAATGCCTAAAGAGGAAATGTTCAAGGCTATACATTGTCTTGCTTTAGATAAACTAAAAGACAAAGATGGTATGTTTGATATACGAGCATACTTTCATGTATAAAGATATTACATCATAAGATTTACTGTTTGTGTTAAGGAGGAGATTCTACAAAGAGTCTTCTCCTTTTTATATTATATTAGTCAGTTGATTTAGATTGAATTAGGGAAAATGTTAGATACCTCATATTGATTACTTCTTTTGTTATCTTTGCAAATAAAGAAAATAAAGAAATATAAATATGGCATGTAACGCAATAGGTGGATTCCCATCACAACAGTTATCCTTTAGTAAGAAAGGAAAGGTATGGAGGCAAAAATGCGTGGATTTTGGAGATAATCATAGTTTACTTCATTATCATTTGACCAGAAAGTCTGTTGCTGCAATGAAGATAAACAAAGACTTGATTAATGGTCAGATACACATGAGTGACTTGAAACTATTCCTTAATCCTTATGGTATTGATGCATCCTTTATTCCTGACAGTATACAGCATTATCCTATCATTAACTCTAAGTTGGCAGTGCTTAGAGGTGAGGAATCAAGGAGATTATTTGATTTCAGAGTAGTAGTTACTAATCCTACTGCTGTATCAGAGATGGAAGAGGAGAAGAATAATCAGGTAAATATGATGCTTCAGCAGTTAATGATGGATGACTCAATGAATGAGGAAGATTTTAATCAGGAACTACAGAAGCAGTCTGGCTACTTTACTTATGAGTATCAGGATAAGAGAGAAGTGAGGGGCAATCTCTTGCTTAATCACTATATGAAGGAACTGGATATACCTCAACTCTTTAATGAAGGTTTTGTAGATGCTTATACTCATGGAGAAGAAGCTTATCTCTGTGACATTGTAGGAGGAGAACCTTATATAGAGAAGATTGACCCATTGAAGATGAGAGTCATTAAATCTGGTTATTCCAATAAGATAGAAGATGCTGATATGATAGTCTTGGAAGACTACTGGAACCCAGGAAGAATCATTGATACTTATTACGACCAGCTTACTAAGAAGGATATAGAAACCTTGGAGACTACTCCCAATAACATGAATGGTAACTATACTGATTCATTGGATAACATTGATGCCAGATATGGATTTGTACCTAATATTAACGTAGACACTACAGCCGGTGATGCAGTATTCAATCCTCTTAGTCTGTTTGATGATACCATTGATACTACTTACTTACCTTATGATATGAATGGCAATATCAGGGTACTGAGGGTATATTGGAAATCAAGGAGACAGATAAAGAAGGTAAAAAGCTATGACCCTGAGACTGGTGAGGAAGAGTTTAACTTCTATCCAGAGACTTATCATTGTGATCCCTTGAAGGGTGAGGAAGAGCAGACCTTCTGGATTAATGAGGCATGGGAAGGTACTAAGATAGGTAATGACATATATGTAAATATGAGACCAAGACCTATTCAGTATAATAGGTTGAGCAATCCTTCTAGATGCCACTTTGGTATTATTGGCAGTATCTATAGTACTAATGGAGATGTTCCTTTTTCTCTTGTAGATATAATGAAGCCTTATTCCTATTTCTATGATATTATCCATGATAAGCTCATCAAGCTTCTTTCCAAGAACTTTGGTAAGATTGTAAGGATGGATTTTGCTAAAGTGCCTAAGGGATGGGATGTAGATAAGTGGCTCTATTATATTAATGTGAATAACATTGCTGTAGAGGATAGCTTTAAGGAAGGTAATATTGGTGTAGCTACAGGCAAGCTTGCTGGTGCTATGAACAATGCTTCTTCTGGTGTTATTGATGCTTCCTTGGGTAATGAGATTCAGCAGTATATCAGTCTCTTGGAATGGATTACCAATAAAGTTGGAGAAATGGCAGGTATCTCTAAACAGAGAGAAGGTCAGATTTCCAATAGAGAAACTGTTGGTGGAGTAGAGAGAGCTACTTTACAATCATCTATGATTACTGAAACTCTTTTCTCTGTACATGATAGTGTGAAGAAAAGGGTACTTGAATGTTTCTTAGAGACAACTAAGATAGCCCTTAGAGGCAGAAAGAAGAAGTTTGATTATATCCTTGATGATGGAAGTAAGAAACTGATGGAAATAGATGGTGATGAATTTGCAGAGTGTGACTATGGTCTAGTAGTAGATAACAGCAATGGTACTCAGGAACTTAATCAGAAGATTGATACCTTGGCTCAGGCTGCTCTTCAGAATCAGTCTCTTGATTTCTCTATTATTATGAAGATATATACCACTAAGAGTACTGCTGAAAAGATAAGGATGGTTGAGAATAATGAGAAGCAGAGGAGAGAAGAAGCTATGCAGCAACAGCAGCAGCAACTTCAGATACAACAGGCTCAGTTACAGCAGAAGGCTCAGCAGGTACAGGCAGAGCAGGATCTTAAGTATCAAATGTTTAAAGAAGAGATGGAAAATAATCTGTTGGTTTCTCAAATTAATAGTAAAGCAGAGGCTGATAGATTACAGTTAATGGGTGGTACTGATGCAATGACTATGGAACAGAAGCTTAATCTTGAAAGAGATAAACTCTCAGAGAATGCTAGACAGTTTAATGAAAAGCTTGCCCTTGATAAAAAGACACAAGCTGATAATGCTAGACTTAAAGAGCAGCAGATTAAAGCATCTGCCAAGAAGAGTATAAGTAAGAAGTAGAAGTGTATAACATATAAAGAGTAGAAGTAATGAAGTTAATAACTATAGAATCTTTTCAGCTAAAGGTAGCTGATGAAGCTTTACTTATAAAGCCTATAAGGAAGCTATTTAACCAAGACAGAAGTGCATCCAAGGAGCAGTTCTATAAACAGATGTCCTATCTTTATTTTATGGTAGACCCAAGAAGTACTTACTCTTATATCCTCAATGAAGAAGAGAGAGCTAGGACTATTATAGAGCAGGAAGGATTGGAGAAGGATTTTAAACCTTCACCTTTATTGCAGGAAGCTATGACAGTATATAAGAAGCATACAGTAACTCCTTCACAGGAGTTGCTTAATGCTGCATTGAAGGCTGCACATACAGTAAGTGAGTTCTTGATGAAAGACGATATTTTAGATATGGAAGATGAGAAGGGTAAACCTAAATACCAAATCTCTTCCATTACCTCTGCATTGAAGAATGTAGAAGGTATTGTATCTTCTCTACAAAATCTACAAAGAAAGGTAGAGAGTGAACTTAGTGAGCAAAGTAAGGTTAGAGGTAGTCAGGAGTTAACCATATTTGATGATGTAGATTAATATGAAGAAAAATAAAATATGTTCTTGTGTCATACCCATTGGTATGTTTAATAGTGAGGTAATAGTAATGACGACTACTTCTAAGGAGTATCTTTATGAAGAGGTTGAGAATGTTCTATCTGAGGATTTAGGTATGAAGAGTGAATGGGCTAAAGACTTCGCTTCAGAGATACAGAAGTATCTTGATGAAGAGAAAGTTCTTCCTCCAGGTATGACTTTGGATATTGAAGGTTTAACAGGTGGTAGAGATGTATTTGTTATCTTTGATGGTACTCCTAAGACTATAATCAAGGAAGTTATTATTCATGAAATGGTTCATGCTATGCAATGTATCTGTGGTACTAGAGGAATAGATGATAGGGAAACAGAAGCTTATATGGTTGAATATCTCTGTCATATTCTCTTCACTCAGATAACAGAATGGAATAAAGGAACTAAGAAAGGTTAAATATAGCCTTAAGTACTTTGTATATAGGAATAGTTTCAGTATCTTTGCATAAAAATTTTAGTTATGAAGAAGTTAGTATATTTATCTATAATAATGTTTCTTGGTGTAGGATGTTCTCACCAAGGAACTTCCAGTAATCATAGTAGTGATACAGTATATATTGCTCCAGATAGTGTATGGGATTATTCTTATATTGACTCCATTGATTATGACTTAAAATGTAAGGCTTATGAAATCTATGGAGATAGTGATGCTACAGGTCTTCCTGATAGTGTAATGAGAAGAAAAGATTCTATTGAACGATTAAGAGAGTAAAATTATGCCAGTAAAAGATGATTCATTAGTAGCTCAATATATAAGAGCAATAGAAAATCCAGATAGTACTGGATATAGAAATGGTATATGGTATAAGCCTACAGAAAAGAACTATGATCCAAACAATAGAGGCTTTGGAGTGGATATTATATATAATGATCAAGCCCATGCACTTACTGATGGAAGGGCTGGAAGATGGTTATCTGAGAAAGAAGAAAGAGAACTAAGAAAAAAGCATACAGACTATATTGAAAACAGGCTTGATTATTGGACACCTAAGATACTTAGAAAAATACCTTCTGAGGAAAAGAAGGCAATGGCTTTAGGCATGATGTATAGAGGAGATAATGTTAAGAAGATAATTAATAATCCTTCTTTAAGAAATGCCTATTATTCTGGTTCTAATGAAGATATGCAAAAAGCAGTATCAAATTATTATCAAAAGAATAAGCAATCTCCAAGAGCAGAGAATCATAATAAGTTCTTTAATGCTAGAAGGCAGAGTACTTATAATCCTTCTAGGTTTGAGTCTCCTAAGTTTGTACCTAAGTATAAGTTCTATGATGAAGGGGGTTACCTTGATAACACTTGGGATAGTCTATCTCTGGCAGATAAAGCAGAAATGATTAAAGTAGCCGTTGCTAATGGTATTACTACCTTACCAGAGATTAGAAGTGCTTATAATGAGTTTGCCAAAGGTGGTTATATGCCATCTGCAAGTATCAAGAAGAGAATCTCTAATTGGGAAGGTTCTTCTATGAAAACCAACAGAAGCTTTGAAGCTGAAGCTAAGGACTTTAATCGTGTAATTCCTGAAGAGATAAGAAGTAAATTATCTCATCAACAGCTTGATGCCTTATATTCCTATGGTTATAATGTAGGTATGGGTAATCTTAAAGAGAGAGTAGTACCTACATTGACTGCATATACTAAAGGTAAGGCTAGTAAAGAAGATGTACAAAGGTCTATGTGGGCTAAAAGAGATAATGAACTGAGAGGATTAACTACTAGAAGAAATGCTGAGAGGGAAATGTTCGGTGGTAACTATAGAACTACCTTTACTGGGACTGGTAAATTAGGTACTCATATAGACCCTTCAGAATATACTTACTATGAAGACCTTAGTCCTATGATAGACAATATAAATATTCCTCAAATGCAGTTTCCCAACAGTATGGCTGTTGATCCTACTACTCTTTACAAAGCTCCTATTATTGATAAGACTTTATTCTCTAAACCTGAAGTTACTTCTGAAAAGCCTGTGTATAACCCCCAGCAGGAAAGACTTGAAGGTTTGAAGAGAATGAATACTATTATGGGACTACTAGGTCAAGATACTCCTTTTGCAGGATTAGTTGATACTAGTACCCCTGGCTTATTGTCCTATGTTAACCAAATATATAATTTATAAATCATGTAGAAAAAAGAAAGGTAGGAGGTTTCCCTTCTACCTTTTTCAATATCATTTTTATTCATAATCTGACATATCGAGAAGTACCTCTAACTTAGATGCTATCTCTGTCATTCTTTCTTGAATTACACTAATCTCAGGGATTCTGTTCTCATGTCCCTCTTTCCAAGTAACATTCAATATACCTAAGTCTTCACCCTTGGAAGTCTTCATTGCCCTCATTGCAAGAGCTGTACATTGATTTTCTTTAAGGATTCTTGCATAGCCTGCATCCACTTCTGTTACTTCATCCATATTAGAGAACCACTTGAACTTAGTTTTCAGCATATAGCCAATGATAGGGAAGAGATTGGTAGGAATACACTGGAAATCCTTATAGTTAAATATCACACCCTCTGCAGTATTAACAGATGGGAAACTCTCATCATAGAATCTCTTATGATACCCTCCTATATACTTTTCTGTGTTATGCATCAGTTCAATGGTTACTACATCACAATGAAGAGCATCCCTAAGATAATCTGTCATTTCATTGGCTTCCTCTTCTATTCTTGATGTCTGAGCATAACATTCCTTGTCTTTCTGTTTATCCTTTTTCTTCTGTTCCTGCATGGCTACCAGTACAGCATTCATTACTCTTTTCTGAGCATACGTGGAATATAGTATCATAGCTAATCCAACAATAACACCAATGGTTATGGGATTGGGTTCCATTATAATACTTACTATCCAATCATATAAATCATCCCTAAGAAATAACTTACCTAGGAATAAAGCTACTAAAGTACAGAGGATTATCTTGAAGAAGATACTTACTGAGTGGTCTTTTACTTCATTTAGTTTACTGAATCCTCCTAGAAATTCTGTGATTGCCTGTATCACACTAGAAATTTTTTCTAACATTACCTTTACTATTTACACATTCTTTACTGTTGTTCAAGGATGTCATAATGTCCAATGTGATATTTGTTACACATCCTACAGAAATAGGATGTCATTCCATATAATTTATGTTTTGAGATATACTTATTAGCCTCTTTCTCTGTTTCATAAGTCTTCTTACTCTTACCTCTAGAGGTATAATGCTGTCTTGGTCTTGATTTCTCAAAAGGTATCTTACAAATTCCCATATCAACAATATCTATCCTTTTCTGCAAAGGTATATACATTATAGAGAACTATGAAGATATTAAGAAAAGTTCTAAGAATAGCTATTATTTTTCTTATGAATTATACAATAATTTAAAAATAAGAACGTTATCATAATAAAAAAGATTGCTTATGAAGTACTCTTTATATCAATATTATAGTCAGAGTCCTCTTAGTTTATATGAGGTTAGAAGACATTTCCTATGGAATTTCTACTGTCAGGATCATAGTAGAAATGATGCAAGGAAAGTCTTAAAGGCTGTTGTTGCGTCTTCTAAAATAGGTAGGATAATAGATAAATCTCTACAAAAGAAGCATGTACCTAATTATAGAGAGTTCCTATCTACTATAAAAGGAATGTTTAAATTTTGGTTTTGTTCTAAAGAAACTTTGATATTAGCTACAATAGAGGCTATATTGAAATGGGATATTGTTGCTAATAAGAAGCTAGGATTAAAGACTCAAGAGGAATTAAAGCAAGATGCTCTTAATGTACTTAAGAAGTATTTGATACATAAAGAGGTATCTATAGATGATATTCTCCCATCTATGGTAGATAGTTCTTCTCTTGTATCCGTTGATTTAGAATCTACAAAAGTATCTTCCGATGATAAACATATAGAAGATACTTCAGAATCAGATGATTTTTCTTCCATTAAGATTTGGACTTTAGATGAATTTACAAATGAGTTTGGACCAAAGATGCAAGTAAAGGAATTTGCTAATGGCAAAACTGGAGACTTATTCAAAAGTTGTGTATTTACTAAAGGTAAAACTAGAACCTTTGTATCTTTTTCTTCTAAGTTAGGAGAACATACTAAGCAAGAATTACTTGATATGAAGGATGAGTTGATAGTTATGAAAGTGCAGAATGGTAAATATAAGCTTGCCAAGCACTACTATACATAAAGTATTAATATTTTAAATTACATAATATAACATGAAGAAATATATACACTTTGTAATTCCTTATGCAATATATGTTAGTATAGTTTTAATAACTATAGCTGATGCTAGACGTGATTACTGGCAGTTGTTTATCTTTTGGATTATCACCTTGCCTTTAATTGTAGGTTATATTGCTTATCTTATATGGGAGCGTAAGAATAGAAAGAATAAAGGAGAGTGATTAGCTCCCCTTTATACCTATTATCTGTTAGAAGGTGAAGCTTCAAATATCTTAAAGATAGCATCGTCTTCATCCATTCTCTGCATCTGTTCCCAATCCTTGAAGAATGGGAGATTATACTTAACCATATTTCTCCAGTATTTATTCTCTCCTTTATGGTCTCCTGATTTAATATCTGTAACAATATCACCATTGGTAAGACCATAGAAAGTATAAAGTAGGGAGTTCATAGTATTCAATGATGCCATAGGAGAATTAAGTACTGTCAACCAGTTAGAGATATTCTTAGGGTGAGGCATTGAAGCTTCTGTATCAAGAATAGCTCTCTTTGTCTGATATATCCACCATCTTCTCCAAAACTCTCTCTTATGTTTGTCTGGATCTCCAAGGGCAAAGCCAAGACCTAACAGACAGATGTACATCATCATCTCAGCTCTAACTCTCTTGATATTATATTTCTGCATATCATCAAGATTATGCCATTGTGCTTGTGACCTGAACATAAAGGTATAGAAGTCCTTCATAAAGAGTCCAATAGCATCCATCTTCTGACCCCTATTCCAAGTATCTTTAGTATCATCATTGGTTAATCCTTTGTATAAACTATACCAATAACCTTCTCTATCTTCTCCAAGAGAAGCATCAAAGTGTCTCTTTCTAAATCTCCTAGAGTAGTGCTCAACCATCCATTGTCTAAAGTTCATTATACCACGTCCCCACCACTTCTGATGTAATAGTCCTTTATCTTCATCATTCATGGCACCATGAGTAGATTGATTAGCATAACGAAGTTTCTTTCTTACTTTATCAATGAAGGCATCTGTGATAGCATTACCATCAAGATCAGTTACTCCAGACTTTAGGTGAAGTTCAGAGTTGCCATCCTGTTTATTAACTACTTCAAAAGCATCATATAAGCTTATCTTCTTACCATTCAACAATACTTTCTGATTATGAAGAACACCATACATATTTACATAGTGTATAAGATACTCACCAGATGAATAACCAATGAATGGGCAATCGTGAGAGATTAATTGCCGGAACATACTTTTATAGTATTTTGTATGACTCTTTTCAGAGAAGTTTTCCTGAAGAGGGTCAAATAGTTCTCTCATAAGTACACTCTTATGGTTTACATTGTTAGTAAGGAGTTCTGCTAATTCTCCACCAATACCAGCACTACCAAAGAGTTTAGTGTGTGCCCAAGCATAATCCTTGAAGTTATAGAATTCACCTGCACCAGCTTCAATCATCATCTGAAACTCACCCATAAGATAGTTGGCAACAGCACCTTTGATATTAGTTGCCAATCCCTTGAAAGAAGTATAAGCAATGATATTACTGAACATCTTAGCCCAAGTCTTGTTTTCATTAGGGTCTCTGTTCTGACCATAGATATGCTGGGCAATGAAACCTTCAATGAGTTCTGTTGTATTGGTATTCTTTCCTCTTTTCCAAAGATCCTTGAATACTCTTATCTCTTTATTCTGTACTACATCACCTTTAGGATCTTTATCCTTAGCACTCTGATTCTTCACAAAATCACCAATAAACTCAACTACCTGTGCTATCTGGTTCATGGAATCATAATTAACTGCTGTACCTGCAAGGGCTGCAATGCCAGTTGAGAAGTTCTTAAGGAGTTCTCCCTCTTCAACTCTATTGACAAAGAAAATAGGAATCTGTCTTAGTGGAGTGTTGTCAAATGCACCTTCTGTAATCTGGTATTCATCACCATCAATGATACCATTCATATTATAGTTTTCATCATCTTCCCTTATTTTATAGAAGTTCTCAGCTTTATTCTTTACTGCTTTTGCAACATCCTTGAAGTTCTTAGCATCATGCATTGCATCCAGGAATTTACGTCTTAACTGAGGTGGAAGATATTGATGTTGAGCATAAGCAGGTAGGAGAGAACCAATCTCACCTTTAAGCTGCATCATGGTATCATAGTAATCAATCTGCTCCTGAGTCCAATCTTTCTGAAAATCACTAATCTTCCTATAGCTGTCATTAGGTACTCTTTCTGTTCTACCATTAGTATTATCTACAACTCTGTCTTCTGTATTCTGGTCTTCCCAATCTTCAATAGCTTGCTTTAAGTCAAAGCCTTGAAAACCTTGAACATAGAGTGATTTAATCTTGGCAGACCTGGCTGCTTTATACAGTCCCCAATCAATATCACTAACTATGTGGCCATCATCTTCATACATAAATTCAGAGTTATGTCCTGCCTTATAGAGTTTATCTGTAGCCCTACGAATCCTAAGAGATATATTATTCATAGTAGCATCTCTAGAATCCTGAGCATTTCTAATGATGGAACCCATTGCACCTATGATAGGATTAGAAGCTCTGCCTACACTATATAACCAATCAAACATAGTAGAATCTGTAGCAGCCATTCTGATAGCATTAATCATAGACTGTCCATCAGGAGTAGTGTTTCCTACAATCTCTATCATAAGATTGGTCATAGTACTTTCTGTAAGGTTATCAAGCATCTTTTCCTTTTTATCAAAGAATTCCTTCAAGTCTTTAGCTGTCTGACGAATATTGTCAATATCTGTTTGAGCTATAGATTCATCAATGGTAAGATTTTCATCTGCCAATGCAGATACTAGAGGATAATATTGTTCTTTAAGGGACTTTATATCCTGTAGAATCTTGGCAGTACCAAAAGCTTTCTCTAACTCTGTACCAGTTTGAGGAATACCTTGAAGCATAGTATCAATATCTGCTATCTGAGAAGAAGCTTCTCCCAAGAAGTTTAACACTCCAGAGTAATACTTCTTACTGGATAGCTCCTTCATCAGTTTATTAAGTACACCTTCAAGTCTCTTCCCTTCAGCATTATTGCCTTTTTCCTTTTCAAGTTGTCTAATCTGCCTTTGAAGAGTAATAGCTGCATCTGCTGCTGCATCAGAAAGAGTTCTAATCTTAGATGATGCCCTATGAATCTCATTGATATCAATCTTATACTTCTTATTGAGCATTTGGATTTCACCTTGAATTTCCTGCTCTGGACTATAAGCAATGATATGCTTACCTATCTGTGTAACCTGTGTAATAAGATCATCCATATCTATACCTTGATATTTCTTAGCATCAGCTACAGCTCTCAGTAACAATCTCTGTTGAGGAACTGTGAGATTTATTGCTCCATGGTTAAAGTCATTAAGAGCCTGTGCTGCATTTTCAACAGAACCAAAGGCATTGATAGCTCTTTGAACATGTGGAGAATTAGGACTTAAGGAGAATAGAATCATAGCATCTTTCTTGTAGAGGTTACTAATATCCACTCCTGCAAGATTCTTGAGATACTGTGCTAGACCAGTATTCATTGCATTGAATACACTTTGAAGTTCTTGTGGCATAGCAGTTATATCTACACCTACACCATTAAATACCTGCTTATAAACATCCCACACCTGTAGGTTTTTCTTAACACTATCACCATAAGTATGTGTCCTGGAGTTCTTCTCTGAAACAATGATGTTATAGATGTCGCCATGCTGCACTACTATGGAAGTAAGTCCTTTATGGTTATCATTGAAATCATCAGCCTTCTTTAAAGCATCTTCTGCATTAGAGAAATCAACTCTCTTACCATTAATATCTACAGCTCCCAACTGAAGTTCTGCTGTAGAAAGATTACCAATATCTTCCTGTATAGACTTGAAGTCAAGGAACTTCAAAACATCTTCTGCATTATGTTGTCCTTGACTATTTCTTTCTATATTAGCCTGGTCCATCTTATCTGCCATATCAGATACAGTATAGGTGGCATAGAGCCAATTAGTAAGAGGTCTATCCTTCAGTTTCTCCAGCATCTTTTTATACATCCTTGAAGGCTCCCCATTGGGAGCCTCAGGATATAATATACATGAACTATTACTCATACACTAACAATATTTTTTAAACTCATTAATTGCTTCATCAATACTTAAATCTAATCCTTTCTGTTTAAATACATTCTGTAAGAACTTACCAAAGACCTTTTCTCTACCTTTGATATTCTCTGCCTTCTGTAAAGCTTCCTCCCTACTTAATGTAGGAACCTGTTTCATAATCAAGTCAGCAAATGCTGCAAGATTCTTGATCTCTTCAGTCTTTGTAATAACCCGACTATTAGAAGTGTCTTCTACATTAGACTCTTGAGGACTTTCTGTCTTCAAGTCAGAAGCAGAATTGTCTTCAGTAACCTTAGTAGTATCATTCAATGGGTTTTTGATATCCAATGTACTCATTTCCAGATATTCGCCATTGTTACCTAAAGGCTTTATAGGCTCAAAGACAACTTCCTGATCATTCTGTACACCCTTTCTTTTCCAAAGAGTAAATACTTTGTTGAAGTATTCCTTACCCATTACATCCTCACCAACTTTCATTTTAGTAGATACCTTCATGTAAGTAAGGTCTCCAAGGTCAGCAATATCCTCCGGTCTATAGACAGTCAATCTATTGTGCTTAACATCTATATTGTAGTGAGTATCCTTGCCTCCCTTAATAGGAACCAGCTTGTTGTTTTCCCAGTTATTTCTGATAAACTGGTCAATCACCAAGTCAGGAATTACTTCAGGGAAATTTCTATAGGTATCAACATAAGAGGCATTACCATCCTTACTCTTCAGCTTTTCCTTTACATAAGTAGGAACCAAAGACATGAAAGTCTTAGGAGAGAATCCAATACCAGCTCTGAAGAAACTGTAGTTAAACAGCATCTGAGAAAGCTCTGGATCTTCCTTATGCAAGTCAATCCAAGCACTGCGAAGTTCCTCTTTTCTCTGTTCATCCATACCAGTGATATTAATCATAAGATATGGTCTTCCAGTCTTCTTGGAAACATTCATTCTAATAGCTTGAATCAAGGCATTATCAGAATACTTTTCCTTGAACTTCTGTTCCATGAACCACTTAGGGAACTGAGTAGCATAACTCTTAAGATGCTTAGGATTAATCAGACCAGACTGTACCAACAGATAAGACTGATAGAAGTTAGAGAACTGATCCAAAAGCTTCTTGTCATTATACATCTTATCAGATATATCAACAGGAAGATTAGCTAACAGCTTTCTGAAACCAGTACTACCAGTAGGCATATCAGAGAACATAGCCTTGGCAATATCCACAGTTCTTGCAAACTGCTTCAATATAGGATGGTCAAAGAATATATCATCAATATCTACTGGAACATCATCAGATGTGTAGAAGTGAGTACCATTCTCTGTATTAGCATCCAGGAATGCTTCCATCTTATGCTCAATGATAAGATTATCTACGATTAATGGACCTACAGCACTAGAGATAGAATTGAATCTTGTAGCATAGGTAGGCTTACGCATAGCATCTACAAGTTGTCTTATCTTCTGGAAAGCAAGAAGTACCTTGTAATCAGTAGCTTCATGTTCCTCAGAGGTAAGACCTTCAACCAACTCTTCTTTAGTAAGTTCTTCTGTATTAATTAAAGAATCATCATTGATGTTATTCTTCTCTCTATACTCAGTCAGCCATTTCTCAATGATGTTGGACAGAGATTCATAATTGGTTAGATTCTCTCTATTGAACTTATTGAGGGTTCTCTCTATGATGTCCTGTGATAGGAAGAGAGCTGCATCCTCAAATGTCATACCAAGTCTAAGCATAGTATTCAACATACCAGCAGTAGTCATGTTAATGTTCATCAGGTTCAAGATAGGGTCTTTTACAGCATCTGCTGAAGCAGACACCAAGGAACCTAAAGTCTTACCAATCAATGTACCCTCATTATCATACTTCTTGTCTATCTGCATTCTAATACCAAAGGTAGTTCCTGCAATAGTGAATGGTTTATCTCCACAGATTTCAGAAACATCAAGGAAGATGTCATTACTCTCAAGAGTAGCATGAGCTACCTTATTGACAGCAAATACACCAATCAATGATGCAGCAGCACTATTCTGCTTATAGAATTGTACCTGAGTATCAGCAAAGGTAAGGTCTTTATCTGTATAAGATAGGTCTTTGAGTTCATCAATAGACATCTTCTGAAGGTCAGACCACTTAATTCCTTTGTTTGCAGGGTTCTTATAGGCAGCTACCATATAGCCCATCTTCTTAGGTGCATCAAATCCTCCAGGATTCAGAATCTTATCAGCAGTCATCTGATTAGTGAGTACTGCATAAGTCATATCAATAATCTTGTTATCTCTGTATGTTTTACCAGAAGTAGGAGCATCAGTATAATAAGCTATTGACTGATATTGGCTATAGAGCCATTTCATTAACTTATCAGTATCTTTCATCTTCTGAGGATTATCCATGAACATTTTAACCTGTTCACCAACCCAAGTATTGTTGGTCTTACCATCATGAGCCTTCTTATAGCTTTCTGAAGCTCTAGTAAAGAGTTCCTTTTCAATTTCACTTCTCTTTTTAGTCTTGATAGGAATATCCTTACGCATAACATATCTCTTATCAACATCAAAGTCAGAGTCATCAATCTCAGTAAGCTCATAAGGAAGCATGATAGCATCACCAGCTTCTCTAGGCATAAAACCTATAACCTTCATAGGAGCACAAGAGTACTTATCCTCTGTAGGAATACGGTAACTTACCATCTTAAGAAGCTCTGGATCTACAGCATTGATAGCATCTACATTAATAGTACCATCAGCATTGGAGAACTTATCAAAGAGTTCATTAGACCAGATAGGAGCAAAGACTTCAAAGTAAGCAATACCACCTTGGTTTCTTCTGACAAACTCCTTATATGGAATATTGCCATGACTAGAGGCAACATATTCTTCTTCAAGGGGCAATAAATTACCTTGCTTGTCATTGAATCTGATATGTAACTGAGTAGATGTACCAAAGTTAGATACCTGAACAATAGGACCACCAGCAATCTTCTGCTTATTTACTCTGTTCTTGATGATAGAGTTGATAAGCTGCTCAATTCTCTTAGCCTGTATTGGGTCACCCTTTGGTATTCTGAATTCACCAGTCTCCTTATCAATAGAACAAGCCTGCAAGAGGTCTATTCCATATCTAGGAGAAGACATGATTTCTCTCTGAAGAATCTTGGAAAGAGCAATATTCTGTTCCTTCTTGTCATTGCTGTTGAAATGCAACTCTGCTGCAAGGTTATTAATACTTTCCTCAATGTTTTCAGCAATAGTCTTCTCATACTCTTTTCTGAATTCATCAGCCTTTACTTTTCTGTGAGTACCATCTGGTTCTGTCCACTCATAGTAGTTATCTACCTGATTACCATTCTCATCAGTAGTATAGAGGTCAAGGTCAGAAGGAGTAATCATTCTAATCTGAGAACCATGAGCTTGAGAATGCTCCTTAAAATGTTCAGGAACTTCCTGCTGCAAGCAATAGTCTTCATAGGAAGCTTCATGTACAAAGGTTTCAGTGTTATAGTTTCTGTAAACTCTTTTACCTGTAGCATCAGTCTCTTCCTTGAAGATTTGATTCATCATATAGGTATAGGCAGCTTCCTCACCACCTTCCATATCTCTGAACTGGAAGATATTCATCTTGCCTTGAAGACCTGACTTAATGGCTGATTCAAACTGAACAGTATCAATACCCTTGGTAGGATTCAACTTCTCAGAATCTTCCATTACTCTATAGACTGCTCTAAGGAGATTTGGTCTGGAAAGCTTTTCACCTTTAAGGATGGCATCAGCCATAATGAGAAGATACTCTGCATTCTTAGCCTGGAAAGGTACTTCCATAGAATGAATAGGAGCATTAGCTACACCCATATCCTTTGTAAGCTTTGAATAGACAAACGGCTTTAATGGCTGGAATGCTGTCTCCAAGTCAGTATAGTTGTATTCACCTTTCTGTAACTTCTGATAAATATCTTCTGCCTGCTTAGACCATCTACCAAAGATAAATGCCTTCTTTCTATAAGATGAAGGAGATGAATATCCCTGAGCATCAGTAACATTAATCTTAGTGTATTTACCATCCTTACCTACAAGAGATTCCTTAAGAGCCATCATCTGCGCTTTCTGATTCTGTGGAGCAGCAGCAATTCTTCTATCAAATACCTCTGCAATATTGGCAATGATATTAGACTTGAAACTGTCAAAATCCTGCAAGATGAATGTTCTATACTTACCATCAGATACTCTGTTACCATTATAATCAGTAGCATAAATGTTACCTCTTACACCAGGAGCATGAAGCTGTGCTAAACGCTTCTGCAAATCCTCAGTATCCTTATAGAAAGCAATGTCTGTAAGAGTCAGCTGCAAGATATTCTTTGAAGCAAAAGCATCATTCCAAAGATAATTCTCTACCTGCTTTCTTACCCAGTCAGCAGCTTCCTCATCTTTCAGTTCAGAAGGATAGATACCCTTGATACTCTTAGCTGCTTCCAAGATACCATTGTCCTCCCAGGTATTGAGGATAGACTGAACTCTATCTTCCATGTGCTGACGGATAACTCTATCTGCAAGTTTACCAAGTTCTGCTTCTTCCTCAGCAGTGAGAGCTACTTCTCCATTAAGTTTTTTCTGTAGAAGTGCTGCAAAGATACCATTGCCTGCTGCAATAGTACCATCTTCATTGTGAAGAATATTCCATTTTGTTATACCTTCAGCAGTATTGTCAAGATAGAAATTCATAATTGGCAAGAAGTTGAATTTTCTACCATTGGTATCAAAGTTCTTGATGAAACCAGCATCCTTTTTATCCATATTTCTCATTCTGACAGTCTGGATTCTACTAAGTTCCTGCAAGAACATATTATGAAGACCATAGACAATGGAATTCTTATATCCTTCACCTCTATAGGAGTAGAACTTGATGAACTCTGATGATGGCTTATTAGACTGCATTGGTACTCTGAACCAAGCTGGAACCATATTGGTATTATTATCAGTACTCTCTGCAAAGTACTCTGTGATGAGAGATAAGGTATATTCTGCATCACTCATATTACGCATATAGTTATGCTTGTTGAAGTTCAACTCTACCTTATGGTCAAATACCTTACGGGCATTCTCATCCTTTGCAAGTATTCTGAGCCATTCATTTCTCCATCCTTTATCTACATCACCATTTTGGAACTTAAACCATTCAGAAGAACCATATTCATCCATAATGAAATCTTCAAATGCCTGACCTTCCTGACGGAATTTATTCATCAGTTTAGTCATAAATGATGGTGTGATATAAGACTGATACATCTTACCACTATCATAGAATGCATTGACAGCGGTATCCTCCAGCTTGTCAGTAATAGGAGTGAGAAGGTTTCTCAGACTACCACCAATAGAGCTTTCTCCACCAAATTTGAATGGGTCATACTCCTTAAGGGTACCTTTATTCTGAGCCTGCAAAGCCTTATCCAAGTCCTTGACAATATAACCAAGAGATTCTGTAATCTTCTTGATATTCTCTGCATTGACTACATCAGTAAGCATTTCCTCTGTGATGTTATAACCAAAGCTCTTACTGATACCTAAGATGTTATCAGTAGCAGTCTTTGACATAGTGTCATCCAAAGTCTTTCCTTCCTTAATAGCCTTGTCAATCTCCCTCAACCCAGTTAAAGCCTTATGAAGATTAAACTCAGAGTTCTTTCCTGTAGTCTGGTCAGAGCCAAGAAGCTTAGAGTTAATCTTACCATTATTACCAAAGAGAGGATGTTCTCCAATCTTAAATAGGGTAGAGATAGACTTCATAGCTTCTGAGAGTGCAGGATGACTATTTACAGTCATGCTATAATACTTACCATCTTCAAGCAATACAATAGAATAGAGCTGGAAATGCTTAGAGAATACTCCATAGAACTGGCTCTGGAAATCAGTCTCCTTACCACTCTTATCAGAAAGTCTTTCAATAAGCTGGGATAACCAAGGGTTCTGTTTCTGCTTATCAGACAATCTCTTAATCATATCATCAAGAGATAATGCTCCCTGTGTCCATCTCAAGATACTATTGACAGATTCTCTAGGATTTACCCTTTCTGCAATTCCCCATTTACTATATACCTTGTTGCCTTCTGCATCCAAGAGATAGCATTGATGAAGACCTAATCTTACCAAGGCAGACATAGAGTTAAGAACATCAATGGTTCTAGATTCAACCTGCCAATGTTCCTGCTCATCCTTTTCCCCCTCTTCTGCTGCTATATCCTGGTCATTGGAATAGTCATTGAAGTTATCGAAATCTACCTTAGAGTCTTCTGTGGTAGTGAAGTTACCTCTGCTATAGTCCTTGGTAATACCAAAGCCTTCATTCATAGCAAAGATGTCTGCTGCCAGATACATAATAGCATCCCAGTTGTCAGTAATCAGCTGAGCCTGCATCATAGTATCTGTATCCTCATAATCCATCACCTGAGGTGAAAACAGAGTCTTGGTTCTCTCAATAAGTCTATCAAGACCTACAGTCTCTACAATCTGCTTTCTTGATGCGGACTGAAAGTCAAGGTCTGTATTAAGAGAAGGGAATAGGGTCTTTGCAAGACCTTTTTCCTTCTGAAGATTAGTAATCTCATCAGAGATAGAGTTAACTATCAGTTCTGCTGTATGACGAACTTCTGTAGCAGACAGAGAAGCACCAAGCTCCTCTAAGTCCTTATCACCATTAAGCAGGTTGTCAATCTGCTTATTAAGCTTATCATACTCACTGAGATTAGTCTCTACTTCTTTCTTCTGAGAATCCTTAGATTCCTGAAGATACTCTTTTTCACTTGTTGCTTGAAGCACTGTGTCCATTTGATTGATAATGTTTTGATTTTCCTCAAATGAGTTCTCCATAAATAACTGTGCATCCAATTCCTTTAAATAAGGTATCTTCCAGGCAGCATCTACTGGTGTCTCATCATAGAGTTCATTAAAGTATTCATAACCTGGAAGAGAAACTTTTTGTGTCTGTCCTTCTGGGAAAGAAGGATTAGTTACTTCTGTTTCAGTTCCTTTATTATTATCAAAGACTATAACATCAGGATTCTTCACTACATACTCCGTGTTATCTGCCCACAAAGTTCCCTTGTCAAGCACAATAACATCAGCTGTAGTATTTCTTCCATTCTTTATATAATCTCTAATATCTTTGTAGTGTTCTACTTTTGCAGTAGAAAGAATATGGAATTTGCTAACTTTAGCATAATCCCCAGTATAGTGTCTATTGATTCTATTGCCTTCTGGATGCTCTGCTGTAGGAGGTTCAGGAGATTTGTCTGTTCTACTCTTAGCATAATCAGTAGCTTCTTCTTCACTTGATGTAAAGTAGAGTGCTCCCTTAAGAGTTTCATCATAATCTACTGCTGTCTTTCCTACAGTTTCACTAAGAGATTTAGCTTCTCTGTCTTCCATTAAGGCATATCCTCGATAGATAGTAAGTGGTGATTTACCATCTTCTGAGTATAAACCATCTACATCCTTAGATAACTGACTTAACTGATATTGCTGAGCAGCCTCATAAGAATCTTTATTAAAGTGCTTAGGCTCTGCTACTTCATGGTCAACCATAAATACAACCTGAGGATTACCATGATTCTTTGCAATATCATCATGGTCATATTCCATATTGTAATCCATAGTTGCAGCAGCATGGAAGCCTAAGGTCTTCTCATAAATAGCCTGTAATGGCTGTTTTTTACTCATGTAGGCATCAAGATGGGTAGCACCTTCTTCCTTAACCATATCTTTAATGGCATAAAGGAAACCTTTATTGGTGCTTGGGCTAAGAGAAAATACACTTACCAAATTACCATCTGGTTCTATAGCAAATCCACATAAACCATCTTCTGTAACAAAACATTTTGCATTAGAATAATCATCATGTAAATCTACTAATTCTCCATTAGGAAGGTAGATTCTTACCATCTCAAATATATCATGGAATATTTTTCCATCTACTCTTCCCACATTAAAATTACCTACACTATTGTCTTTGTTTGTATGAGTTAAATGAGATTGGACGCCATGCCAGCTACCATTGCTGTTGGCTCCCAAGAGTCCTCCCAGAACCCTTTCGATTCTTTCTTTATCCTCATCATTAAGTTCCCTTTCTCTGAGCTGAAAGCTGGATATTCCTTTTTCAGAAAACTTACGGCTTCCTTCTTGAACTCTTCTAAACTCATCTGTTGCTTTGTATTCTTCTGTTCCATTTTCTTTTGATTTTTTATTTTTAGAACGAAAATTATTAGTATTTATTGTCCAAACACCAATAATTTGATTGTCTTTTTGAATCTCAGAATAAATAGCTCCCGCATTATTTAATGCTTTAGCTAATCTTTTTTCACCTTCATTATAAGTACTATTTTCTGTATAGGCCTTATTGTCAGTAAGCAATGTTGCTCCAGCCTTTAATGCCTTTAATGCTTCAGCAATAGTTCTATCCTGCTGTTGATGTCTAGCATCTTCATTTCCTCTTTTACCAGGAATGCTTACAAAGACTACATCATCAGAGGTATAGTTTCCTGTATTAGCTTTATCTCCTGCTTGTTGAGCATATTTTCCAGTAGAGCTGTTAAAGATACCCTCTGCAAATCCAATAAACTTATTTGCCATAGCTCCTTTTATAGCAGCCTTTTTATCTACACTGTTAGCAGGAGTAATATTCAAATGAGTAGTATTTGAGCTTACTTTATCTCCTTTTACTTCTTTTGTAGGATGTAAAGGAGAACCTTCCTTCTTTACATTATTACTAATGATAGTAACAGTATCAGTAGCTCTAGATACACCAACATATTCAAGCTGCTGCTTGATATTAGCAGCCTGGTCAGGTTGAATATTCTCTACTTCTACATCACTAAGGTCTCCTAAATCAACTTCTTCAGAACTCTTTAACTCTGCATTGGCTGCATCATTTATGGATTCTTCCCCAAGGTCAACCAACTCCATAGCATTGGCTGCATTATTACCACTCATAGAAGCCCTAGATACATCTACATCATCCATCAGTACATGGGTGAAGGTAGAACCTTGTGACTTATGAATGGTAAGAGCATAACCAAAGTCAATAGTCTTAGCCTGTAAAAGGTTATGGCTATTATCTTCAATATTATCATTGACAAAGAGGAAAGAATCAATAGCATTAATCTTAGCATAGACTGCTGCCTTAGCTTCTCTACCATAGGCTCTTCTAGCTTCATTCCATAATCTCTTCTTCTCATTGGCAAGAATCATAGCACTCTGTCTATTCTGGGCATTGTTCTTAATGTCCATGAAGTTGAATGTATCTACATTGCCCAATGAGTCTTCAAGAGTAATCGGAACAGCCTGCATTACTACAGGAGTACCATTGTCTAATCTGGTCTGTACTGTAGCAGGTCTCCCTACCTGAGTTACCTTATAGGATTCAGAGTTGATGAATCTATAACTCTTGGTTCTCCATTCATATCCCCAGTTAGCATAGCCTGTCATAGGCTCACCTACATGTGGAATAGGAGAGTCATAACCCAAAAGTTCTCTTACCTGATTATTGTAAGCTGTAACAGCCTTGTTGGTATAAGCAAGGATTCTAAAGAAATTAGGATTCTGCTTCAAGCCTTTAACATACTTATCAATAACTTCATTGATAGCTTCCTGATGCTGAGGAGAGATATATGCAACACCTTCACCTTTACTATTGAATGATGATACCTTAGACAAAGGTTCTCCATTACGGATTGCTGTAGCTTCCTTAAGAATAGCATTGTCATCTGTTCTTTCTACTTGGGTAAGACGGATAACTTTACCTTCACCATTTCTAAAGACCTTGGAGATTTTGTCCTCATTGACAGGAGCCAGCTGAGCTTCATCACCTACATAGATAATCTTAAGACGATGTTCTTTGGCAATATCATTGAGAATCTTATAGTTCTCCTCATTGATCATAGAAGCTTCATCAATGATAATGGTAGTACCTGGCATAATATCTACATCCTTCAAGACATTCACCAAGTTTCTAGCATTATAAGTCTTACTTGAATCTACTTCTACATTGATACCAAACACCTTATTTAATGTAGATGCCTTAAAGCCAGCTTTAGATACTCTGTCATTAAGTACTGCTGCTGCCTTATTGGTAGTAGCACAGAACATCACAGGTCTATTCTGTTTCTGTCCTTTCTTGGCAATCATCTCCATAAGGGAAGTCTTACCAGTACCAGCATAGCCACTAAGAGTCATAGATGTCTCATTAGACTTCATGAATCTATCCATCTCATTGAGTGCATCTATCTGCTGAGCATTAGGCTTAAATGGGGCTTTAACGGTAGTACCATCAGCAAATGTAAAGTCTTGAGGCACAGCTTTACCACTATGCTTATTATCTTCTGGTATATTGTTTACCAAATCATAATCAGCACTTTCCTGCTCAATAAGAGACAACTCATCTTTAAGTTCCTTGCCAGACATAGTGCTAACAAACTCACCAGTCTTTGCATAATCAGCAATGTTGTTATTTGTCTTAGAGAATGTTCCTATATTATCTGTTGCTGATTTAATCTGATTAGGGTTATGAACAACATATATAGTTTGATTCTCTTTCTTATTATCATCAAAACCAGTAAGCACTATACCGTTTTCTGAACCCTTTCTTTCGGATGATTTGTTAACTATTTCTCTATAAGAGGTTCCCTGCTTGTGCAAGTCCTCCTTAGTACCATGAAACGCTTCTAAGTTTTTTATATTTAAGAATAATGATAACTTAGCTTTTCTACTAGTTAAGAAATTATCCTCACTGCCAGGTACAACATTATCTGTGGTAAAGAATATGGCATTCTTAGTACCACCTGTCTTTGAAAAGAAATTATCGAACTCTGTGCTAAACTCAGTCAGATTTTCATTATCTGTATAGTGGTAGACAACCAATGGTTCTCCATTCTCATCTACAGCCTTTGAAGCATCTTTAGGGTTATTCTCCCAATCACCAAACCACTCTTTGAAGGCTTTGGTTCTAACCTGAAGCCACTGCCTTTCTGTAAGATTTGTAGACTTGCCATTAGGTGCTTTCATAAAGGTACCATTAGCAATAGCCTTACTCTTTAAAGCTTGTAACTCTTCATTGTACACCTCTCTATTAAAGTCATGAACAATTTCCTTCTTTAGTTCATCGTCAGATAATGCCCTGAAATCCCATTCCTTCTCATTATATCCTTTTCTCAAAGGATTCTTAATACCATTATATTTCATATAGGTATCAATATCAAAGGCATCAAGGGCTTTCTCAAATGCATTCATTGACCTCTGATAGTATGTATTGGAGGTATGAAGACCAAGAAGAGTCTTGAAGGCATCAAGTACTCTAGACCAGAAAGACTTCTTATCCTTATTCTGCTTATCAATTTCTTGAATCTTACTTCTAAAGACAGGATTGCCAAGTTCCGCAACAAATTCAAAAACATCAACAATACCTCTTTCACCCTTTAAGATAGGATTGGTCTTGAGGTCTTGATACAAGGAATTCATTTCTGTTCTGAACTTCTCCAGGTCTTCACTTCTCTTCCAGTTCTTAGTCTGATTAGAAAGGGCATACATAGAGAGAGCATGAAGTACCTCATGGAGAATGATAGGGGCCTTTATACTATTCATCATATCTCTTTCAAGGAAAGACTTCTTGTAGATGATAGTATTGTTGTTTGTATACTTACCAATAGTTCCAAAAGGAAGAGTTTCTCCAAAGGTTACTTCAAGACCTAAGTCCTTAGCAATGCCAAAGACCTTATCTGCTAATACCTTAGAGGTTCTATCCTCATTGAATCTATGATATAACTCCTGTACCTTATCAAGAGTATAAGTCTGATTCTCTTTAATACCAAGATTCAGTTTCTTGACATCCTTGACAGAACCCATATTATCCAGTTCTTCAAAGAAGTTATCTTTGTCATAATTAACAGTCTCCACAGGTCTCTTAACAGAGAGAACATAGTTTCCCTTAGCATTTCTGTAATGAACAATAGCAGACTGAGGGAAGAAGTTTGATGCTTCCTTCCTAGCTACCTGAAGTTCCCTGAGAGACTTAAACTCCTGTGGAGCATTATATCTCATCTCCCATAGTTTCCTTACAGATTTACCTGACTCCTGATAATTAGTGTTACCAAGCTGAGTCTGAATATAAACATCTGTAGGAAAGAGAGTTTCATTTCCTGCTTCTAACCAATACTTGTGAGTAATAAGCTCAAGAGTATTGCTATCCACATTATTCCTTGTGGATAGATTCTTGAACTCCTTACTACTTCTATTTACGCATCCCATAAATTGTTTATTATTTAATTTCGAGGCAAAGATAAGTAATTAATTAAAGAGATGTTCTTACTTAATCAATATCTTTATATTATTTAACGGGTTTCTTTGTTTAAGCCAAGGAGAGTAGGGTGATACTCTCCTCAGCCTAGTATTATATCTTGCTGTCAATCCAATCAACAGCTTTTCTTAACATATTCTGAAGAGTCTGTCTTTCAGAATCTCTCATTCTTGTCTCTTCAATAGCAGCACAGGAATCACATTCCATTGCCAATGAGGAGAGTTTATTCCTTACTCCTACTATCCATTTTGTTCTTTTCATACGTTTTACTATTTTGATTTATATTTTCACATGTCTCCAAGATAGTTTCAATAGTATAAGTAAAGAAACTATCCTTTACATCAAGATTATCATCTATATAATAACTTGCTTTTTCAAGAACATCTGCTCCTTTATATCCAGTATAAATTATTCCTTTAGAAGCTTGTCTACAAAGTAAGAAAAGAAGCCATCTCTCATCCCCAGTGAAATTTTCAAAAACTTCCTTTGTAGGTAAATGTATAAAAAAGTTTAAATTCTTCTTTACTGCTTCTTGGCTTTCCTTTCTTGCTTTTTCTTCTTTTTCACTTATTGTATTAAAACATTTTTCAATGTTCTCTATGCTAAAGACAGTATATACAGAAGCAGGTTTTTTCTTCATTATAGCAAGTAATCCATCTCCTGTTTTTATAATTCCCATAAAATCTAATCAATATTACAACATACTTCTTCTATATCATTATAGAAATCAATATTATCTACCATATCTTCAATGAAGGTTATTTTTCCTTGGGTATATTGAAGGTTTGAGATATGTTGCTTAAGTTCAATAATATTATGAATAAAGGTTGAATTATCCTTAGCATATTTCTCATACTCTATAAGCATATTCTTTGAAGAATTAAGATCTCTGCTTATATCTGTAATTACTTCTCCAATGTTTTCTTTGGTTATGGTAGTATAAGGATGTTCCTTATTACCAATATATGCAGGATTGATATTATCACTAAAGTATTGATATACCTCAGAACTACTAGAGAATGCTGCTACAATGATATGCTTCTTTTCCTCCTTATCTGATTTCCTTTTAGGAACAATATAAATTGATAGATAACTACTCATATTACAAATCCTTTCCTAGTTTTTAAAATTAAGCATATTTCCATACATATCCACAAGATGTTTTTGTTTTACCTTTACAACAGGCTGTAAAGTTTCCACGTTTAACATTAAAGTACCTACCTATTGCAGCAGAACTTTCCCATATCTTTATAAAATTTCCATTTAAATCATATTGAGCTATAGGTTTCTTTATTGTTGCCTCTAAATGAGCGTGACATGCACTGTAATCATTATTCTGTTTATAGGAACACCACTCTAAATTTTCTACATTATTATTAATCCTATTATGATCTTTATGATTAATACAAGGATAACTATTTGGGTTGGGTATAAAAGCTTCTGCTACAAGTCTATGAATAAGTTTTTTACTACCTTTGTTATTTTTGAATAATGTGGTATAAACATACCCATTTGCTTTAATATGGATTTTCATTATTTTCTCTTTATGAATTATGAAACCACTTTTCTTAGTTAAAGCCTTTAATCTACCATGGTTACTTATTTGGTATAACCCTTCATAACCTTTAATGTCTTTCCATATTTCTTGTGAGTCCATATTTTTCTAATTTATTCCATGCTAATTGAGCAACTTGTTTTGCATTAGGGTGAACTTTACCTGTTATTTCCCATAAGCGAAGGTCAAAGAAATGTTTCCAGTCATCTTCAAAAGCAGTATATACTACCTCTGTTGCTGTAGCTAAAGGAAGAGTTTCTCTTGCCTGTTGAGGTTGCCATCCATCATTGACGAGTTTGAGATATGTAGCTTCTGCTGTAAGAAGATGTATCATATAACTATACTCTGGACTATCATTAGTGTAAAAACCTTTATCATAGTCTTTTGAGTTGTAGCTACCTTCTTTGAAATTTAACCAAGAAGGTATTATAAAAGTAATTTCTCCTCCAAATTTTTCTTTGGAATAATTACAGTAACGAGTGCTTTGTTCTGCTATACTGGCTGTTCTATGACGATTAAATTCTCTTGATACTCCAATAGAAGTAATGAACTTTAAACAGATTCTCTTAATATGCAGTTCAGTAGGTTCACAAAGATACTTATCAATAACTTCCCTAGCATTTAACTCCGCTATTACTCTAAGGTTAGTCGTAACATAGAGCATATTAGTCCTATCATTACATACAACCTTGCTATATGGGCTGTTTGCTACTTTCCAGAATATCAAATCTTCTGAATCACAAGATGCTGCCAGATATACAGTACCGTGTTCCAGCATAGCTAGATGCTGTGACTTAATCATTCTCTCTACAAATGGCTTAGCACTATCTTCTGTGATTTTATCTTCTGACTTATAGCATACCCTACCAACACGTTCAATTTGTTTATAAATACCCTCAAGACCTGGTGTCTGAGTAATGAGTTCTACTGACGGATTAATTAACTTCATTTATTCGATCTTTTTAGTTTCTTTTCTTAATTTGCTTAATTATATAATTCTTATAACCTGCTGAAGGTTTATACCTTCTTTTTCTAGCTTCTTCAAGAGGTAAAGGAATGGTAGCAGTCTTATTTCTTTCAGGATAATACTGCTTACCAGACTTAGATACCCATACTGTTCTAGTACATATATTAATATGGTTACCTCCAGGTTTATCACCATCATCTATATTACCTCCAATATAGTGACCATCCTCATCACAGAAAGCACCAGTATTAGCATCTATGTAATAACCTGGATACTGGTCACTTTCATATATTTCTCTTCCATTATCTAAATACATAGCTTTATACTTTAAGAATTATTATTTACTGAATTTTAGTTCCCCAAAGACTCTTGAAAATAAATATCTTGGCATATACATAATAGAGTGTTCTATGTGATTCCTCTCCTTGAAGTCTTTAGATATACCTACTAGTCTTCCTGTTCTACTAGGATTATTACCAGTTTCACCATCAACTATTTCTATAATCATGGCTCCACCTTGTTTAATAACACCATCACAATCATTACAGAGACCTTGATATATCTCTCTAGGAGCTTCTTTATCTCCTTTAAGTTTACCTAGTATGGTTACGGCGTATTCTTTACCACAACAAATGCATCGTAAGATAGACGGATTAGCTTCATACTTAGGACTTAGCTTTATAATGTTCTTTGTCATACATCTACACCTTTAGTTACATAACCAAAACTCTCAACCAACTGCTTAAGCACTATATCAGCATTAGCATTTGATTTCTTTATTACTTCCTCAAAAGCTTCTGCTAAGTTATAGGAAAGATTGCAGTCTTCTGAAGGGACTTTAATAAAGTATTGAAGTCCTTCACATTCAAAGTTTATTGATAAATCTGAAATCATAATATTTCTATTTAGTTATTCTTGACAAACATCTAATTCATCTATTGTCCAATCTTTTGTAGCCTGCAAAATAGATTCATAATGATTAATTTGCTTTCTAATTTTTTGTCTTAAATTATAAGACTTTGTTAGATTAAACTTATCTATAAGTTCTTTTACTCTTTCTTTTACTAGTTTTTGTAACTCTTTTAGTAAAGTAGGAATGCCAATAGCAGCATTGTCATTCTTAAATTCTTCAATAAAGTTGGTATCGTCAAAGTTATTCTCCTGAAGTTTATGACAATACTTATGCCCATCATCATCTATGTCTGATTCATACTCTTCTGATACACTATAGTTTTGAACTTTTACTGGCATTGATTTACTTAGACTATAAGATACACAGCAATCTACTTCTACAGGCTCTGGATCTGATTGGTTATATGGAGCAGAAGGATCTAGAGTAGCTCCTATTGGATAATTATCTTTCATTTCTTTTTCTTTTTAATTCTATTAAGTCTTTTTGATATTGGTTCCAATGAAGGAAGGAATATCTTACCACCTACAGTAAGCCTTTCTCCTTTTAGGCATCTTGATATATCATGTGCTCTGAGATCATAGGCTTTAGCTGCTTCAAGTGAAGTACTCCAATATGTAACAAAGGTACCATTTATAGTATACTCCTTAATTCCCAAAGAGGATCTGGTAATTTTCCTTCTTCCATCTATGTATCTATGGGTTTCCATAGCCTTCTTTTTATCTTCAAAGGATTCTCCTTTAAGTACAAAAAGTTTATCTCCAGCTTTTCTATTTAAGTCTAAATTCTTACGTATTGTAGATTCAGAGATTTCAAGTTCCCTTGCTGCTTCTTTAATAGAATCATAAGAACCTAGAAGCTTTCCATCAAGGCTATATACATCTATAGGAATATGAGGCCTAAGAATATACTTATATCCTTTCCTTCTTTCAATCTTTTTCTTCTCTTGTATTTTACCTCTTTCTAGAAAATCAGAGAAATCCTCATATACAATATCATTGTCATCCATAATCAATTAGTTTATGTACTAGCATAAATAGTATAGTTCTCAAAATCATCAGAGATAGATGTTAGAGCCTTTATATATTCCTTAGTTCTTCTAAGTAATTGCTCATAGGTTCCCCAACCATTATCTGGATTGAAGTCTTTGAAGAAATCTCCTTCCTTCAATAACTTTCTATAGCATCTCATCACATCTTCCAGATAGTCCATATTAGGAGTTTTAATACCTAAATTATCATCTGGATGCCATAGAAGGTCATAGAGAGTTACTGTGTTACCTACTTTCTTAGAAATACATTTACCAATAACCTTGCATTCATCAGCCATATCTGTCAGATTATGAGTGAGATTGATATGAAAATAAGTATTACTCTCATAAGTCTTTTCCTCAATATCATCAGGATCAATATCAGGGAAATAAGTAAGAACTTCCTGCTTGGTTTCAAGCTCTCTTGTTTCTCCCTTATCTCTAATATAAACTCCTGTACCTCTATGAAGCACAGGAGTCTTACTCTTAATATATAGGTCTAAACTCATTCCTCTAACTTAAATTTCTTGTTAAAATCACTGGCTTCTCTTATATAGAACCCTTTACCATCAGTATAAACAATAGCATCTACCCATTCCCCATTGGTAGGATTTTTCATTCTAGCGACACCTTGATTTACAATAGCATACTTATGTCCATTCTTAGGATATAACCAACGAAGTGCTTTATTCCATAATTCCTTAGCTTTATCTCCATACCAGGCAATTTTACCAAGTTCCTGAGGAATCATATCCTTTTCACCAACTCTCCAATTATACTTGAAGGCATTAAGCTCACAGAAGATAGCTGTATTGTACCAGCCTTTAAGTCCTTCCATAGCATCAATACATTCCACATTAGTTCCATTTACTTCAAGACCTTGGTAGTGTAAAGGATGATTAACCATTTCACTACTTGGATTTACTTTATCTTTCTCAGCAGCTTTAGTGTAATTGGTAACTTTCTCTAGCTCTGTAATCTCCTGCTGAAGAAAATCCAATTGTGTAAGATAGAAGTACCTATCTTTTGAAGAAATTTCAGCTTCACTTGATATGAAATTAGCTAAATTATCTAGTATTTTCTTCCACTTTTTCTTTTTTGTTTCCATATTAATATTTATATAATGCTCCTTTACTAATTGCTTCTCCAATGAATGAATTCATAAGTTGACTATGTACTATAGTTTCCTCTGAGTCATCTGCTTCATTGTAGATATGATAATCATTATTCTCATTAAGGGATATATCCTTAGAGCTTCTTAGTCCAAAGTTAAGGAGAACAAAGCATTCTAAAGGATAGTTTCCTTCTACTTTCTTTATTAAATCATCAAGCTCCTTTTGGGAGTTGATTTTCTGTGGACTCTGATTCTTCATTTTCCTGAGAATTTAAGTATGTATAATTCACTTCCTTAAGACCATCTATCTGCATATCATAACCTTGCTGTGCAATCTCTCTAGTATGAGTCATAGCTTCTGCAATGTTATTAGCCCATAGAAGAACTTTATATTTAATAGTCTTCTCACCACCATCATCAAGTAGGGTAGTATCCCTTAGAGTTGCTATGAAAGTGTAATCTCCTTCATATTGTGTAACGATTTCCTTGACAACAGATAATTTCAAGCCTGTAATTTCAAAGTCTTCTACTTCTCCATCAATCTTATCTTGGTTAAGAAGAGACAATACTTCATATTCTGCTTCTGCAAATACTTCCTTATCAAAGATATATGTCTCAATTTTCTTCTTTACCTTTCCATCTATCTTCCAGGCAACCTTTGCTTTTACTTCTATTAGCATAATTGTTTGATTTTAATATTTTTTACTATAGCATTGCTGCTACCTTTGGTTGATTTATCTGCTTCATCTTATAATTGATAAAACTATTGCGGGTTTCATCTAACTTTGCAAGAATCTCCTTCTGAGTCCATGTATTCTCTACAGGTACTAAAGGTGTTCCATTGTAGGCAATGTAGATTGTACCATCAAAGTCAGCCAGGCAAATAGCATTATGTGCCTCTGCTAAAATTGTATTCTGTCGAGAAGTCTGTTGCTTCTCTCTGAATGTTCTTATAAATTCCATTACTTTAACCACATTTATCAAGTTTTTGATTGTTACTATTTACTATAAGATAGTCAGCAGATTCTTCAAAAGGAATACCTTCTTTATAGTTAAGACTCCAAGGATAAGACTTTTTCATAGCTATACGTAAGGTCTCTATATCAGCCAGTTTCTTCCTAATAGCATCTACAGCCTTGGTACATCTGATGTTATTTAAGTTTACAGTCTCAGCTTTCTTATTATCAAACATAGTATTGGCTTTCTTAACAATCTTAAGCCATTCCTCTGAAGTTTCAGATAAGCTATAAATATGAAAAGCTTCAGTTGCATCCTTACCAGAAAGTTTCTTCAAGTCCTCACAACATTGGTTGAATGTAGCTGAAGCTATACTCATCATAGTTAGAATATAATGAAGAGAAGCTAAACATTCAATATGTTCCCATTTAGCATTTCTGAATGAAATAAAGATTGCTCTATGCAGTTCTTCAGTTTCATTTTCAAACTGCTCCTCAATGTTATCACTTAGGATGTTCATATACCTTACATTCTGACTACTTACATCCATCAGTCTATTAGGAAGTGCTTCCAAGTATTTACCTATCTTATTGATAACCTGTTTAGTTTCATGCCTATAGAACATCTTTTCTTTCTTGATGTCCTCAATGTAATCTAAGTAAGCATACCTAGCCATAGTGATGGAAGGCAGGCAACAATACTGGAAGTACTTCCAAATATCTATTAATTCTTCTTCTGTTAAAACCATAATTAATATTTAATGAACCCAATGATCTGATACCTCTGCTACTGCTGGTATTGGTACTGACTTACAATACTTACCTGCAGATTTCTCCATATATTCTTCTACTACCTTAGGAAATGTAGTAAGTTCCTCAGGATATTCCCAATTACACTCATCATGAGTTAAGTTATCTAGTCTGCATTTTCCAAAATAACCATTCTCTACAACCCAATGAAAAATTGCAATCTGTGAATCTTTTAGAACTATAGCACCTGTACCTTGAGTTACAGAGTTAAGCGCTTTTCTATCCCATTTAGATACTTCCTTAAAGTGTTCTTTGACTTCAATATATACACTATCTTTATTAGGTTTATGTATATTTCTATATTCTTCCCAAAACTCAGAAGTAAAGTGATTTTGTTCTTCTTTCCATTTATTAAAGGTAGCCCAATAAGTCTTATGCCCAGTTATAGGATTAAGAAGAATATATCCCTTACTTCTTACTTCCTTAGAGCCTTTCTCTTTGAATTTAGTAATACCAGGAAAACCTTTTGAATAAGCCTCAGCAAACTTTTCAGCTTCCTCTAATGTACATCCTTTAGTATTTTGTATAGCAAAAGCAGAACCGCCAAATTGTTGTGAGAATTCAATAGGTTTTACATCTTTTCTAAGGTGAGGATACAGTTTCTTAATACTTTTGATAGGAGTATCTCTTGGAATTTCTTTGGTATAAATCATATAAGCACACAAAGAATGCATGTCTCCACTACCATGAAGGAACTCATTAATCATTGATTGCTCCTGATATATATCAGCACCAAGTCTACTCTCTATAGCACTATAGTCACAGCTACACCACTTATAACCTTTAGGTGCAGTAAAGCATCCTCTTGTAATATCATCTGCAGGTAATTGCTGCATATTAGGGTAGGGACAAGCTTTTCCTTCTTTCTTTTGTTTTGCTGAAGGATTGACCGGCAAATGCTTCATTTTAGCCAAATCATCATTGTTGTCTTTTGATCCACATGACATTCTTCCAGTATCACAACCTAATTGTCTGTAAATGGTATGTACTCTGTTTGTATTTGGATTAATGGCATTCAGATGATTTTGTCCAAAGGATGTTACCACCTTAGCAGAACCATTGTAGCCTGCATAATAATCTTCATCCTCAGGTTCTCCCTTACCTAGATACAATTTAAGAAACTCATCATTTATTCCCTTCTGCTTTTTAAGAACTTTCTCCATAGCACTTTCCTTATCTTCACCAGATTTTTTATCCTGTACTTTGGTGTCAAAACCTAGTTTCTTTAACAAAGGAATGACCTGTGAAGAGGAAGCCCAATTTATTGTACACTTAGGAGTTAAGTCAAATCCATTGAATAAATCACCTTGAGTATTTACATAGGTAAACTCCTTAAGATTAGAATCTGAAAGAACAAAATTATTCAAGTCATTGATAGCTTCATCAAGATGCTGTCTGTCTATTTTCATCTTGGCTTTCCATTTCTCTTCATCTAGATGAATACCACACCATTCCAGGTAAGCTATCACAGGTACAAAATCACACTCTAGTTTAGCCCCAACTATACATCCTTGTTTCTTGCAATCTGCAACTTGAGATTTCATTATATCATGTAGATGAATAACATCTCCTGCTGCATACTTTATAGTAGATGTATCAATACCCCTCCATTGTATTTCTCCTCTAACGGTTTTATCAATATAGATATTAAGTCTTCTTTCTGCTATAGCTTGTAAACTATATGATATACCATTGATAGGGTCTTTGTATAGTGGAGGGTATCCTAAATATAGAACCTGTTCTACTATCATTGTATCATAAACTTTAAGAGGAATAATCTCATAATTGTATAACCATTGTAAGTCAAACTTTAAGTTCTGACCTATCAAATAGTTACTTTCCAATATCTCTTTATATTTAAGAATACTAATAGTAGTACAATCAACAACTATCTGAATACTTTTGTCTATACTTCCAAATTGGGCTAACAATAGACTTCCTACATGGGGGTCTTTGCCTAGAGTCTCTGTATCAAATTGAATCATCTTCCAATCTTTCATTATTGAAAAAGATTCGTCTACAGAGATTATCTTATAGACATCATTCTCAAATAGTTGTTGATTGGCCGTAACTAAATATATCATTCTTTACTATATGCTATCAATTCATCAAAGTCTAGGACATACTTGAATTCATTAAAGAACTTTGAGCCAAGCATACCATTTACTGTGACTCCAGTCTCTTTCTTGATAGAATCAAATATAGGTTTCATATCCTTTACTATATAAGGGAAATTATATTCTTTATCCTTATAATTAAGTTTGAGGATACAGACCTTTCCTTCACTTTCAATGCCTTCAATCCCTGAGACTTTATTAGTTATGTCAAGCGGTTGGTGCTTCAGGCTTTTAAGAGATGTACTATCAATGATACAATTATTAGAGCCTGTATCAAGGAGAAAGTTAATCTTCTTATCTCCTTGACGAAATGTTACTACTGGTAATTCTGCAAGGTCCATTGAGTTCTGAAAGGACATTGCATCAGGATGAATGTTGAGAAATTTATGAATAATCTTTTTAATCATGCTTTTTATTTTAATGTTGTGTAAATAGTACAACCTTTAGTTTCAATACTTATAGGCAACTGGTCGTCTGTTATCATATATTCTGTAGTGTTTTGACTAAATCCCATATTGGTTAGAATATCATCACCATCAAGTTCTTCTAGTTCCTTAGGAACATCTTTAATGATGATGCTTCCATCTTGATAATCTAAGATTGCTATCTTCATACTTTTACTTATTTAGTTCCTGTTGTTGAGAATCCTCCTCTATCTTCTTTCTCTGGAAGGTCATCTACTTCAATAATTTCAATTCCACTAGTAAACAGCCACTTCAGTTTCTGCCACATTGTTGCTTTCTGACTGAGTTGAATTCTAAATTGACATACCCTTTCATTTACAGGAATTGTTGCTGCCTTAAGTGCTATTGCTTGGAATTTCCACTCATCATTAGGACCATTATAACCGAGTACTCCACCATCAATAATTCCTGGGGCATTAAGCTGCATCAAACCAAAGTTTTTAAATGTTCCACTTCTAGAAATTAATACTGCCTCTATACCAGCAGGCAACAGCATTGCTACTCCAAGAGGAATAAGGGCTGTACTAAACTCAACTTCCTTTGGCTTACCTTTTGATACAGTCTTTGTTACAGGTGCTTTCAGCGTCACTTCTGCTGCACTTCTAAGGTCAATCCAATCTCCTTTGGTAATAATTTTAGGGAGTTCTACATCTTTACTAAATCTCTTAATATATATCTTCTGTTTCATTTTTACTTTTTAAATTTGTTTGTTAAATCTACTTTCATATATTCTCCATTAGGGAAGTGTTCTATCTGATAGAACCTTTGATTGGTAGTAGGAGAGTCTAATCCTCCTAGCTCATGATCATAGTGACCAAGCTTTACATAATCCAGATATTGAATGATACCTAATTTATCCTTTGGTATCATATCCAAGCCACAATACCATGCTGTCTTTACCTTCTTATAAGCATATTGGAATAACTCAGTCAAGGCATCTATATCATGCTCTCCACCAAAAAGGCATAAACAGGTAATACCTTTATGCTTATCTAATAGGCTCTGTAATTCTTCCATAGTAAGAGGTGTACCTTTATCTTCCCATAATTCTCTGCTATGACATCCTTGGCAATGTATAGCACAACCAGAAATAGATACCCCCAGAGTTATCTCTGAGGGTACTTCTGCAAATACTTCTTTGCAGTACAAATATTTCAACATACTTTATTCTTTTCAGTAAATTCTCTTTTAAGTCCTTCTATCTGACGAGATTTTGACCATGCTTTAATAGGCCTCAAATATCCAATGATTCTGGTCCATAATGTTACTTTCTCACTACCACATTTAGGGCATTTCTTGAATGGATGTTTAGCAATGAAACCACAATCATCACATTGAGTCTGAGGTACATTAAATGTTATATAACTGTTACCTACCTGTACAGCGTATTCTAATAACTTAGTATACTGCTCCTTACTGAGATTATCTTCTAAGTTTATATGACTAGCTTGTCCTCCATCAATGGACTTTGCAATTTCTCCTCCCTGCATAGCAATCTTATCTAGGACAGATGTATCATCATGAGCATCATAGATATAGGAGTTATACAAATTCTCATCATCTGGAACCCAATAGCCATCTTCTTCATCCCAATTATAGTTCTTGACTCCAAGAGACTCAGCAGGTACTAGCTCTAAATTGAATTTGAACTTCTTCTCTGAGTGCTTTTTGTTATACTGCTTGATAGTATTAAGAACAAAAGAAGCAAAGCTCATATATGCCTCATTATTACCTACAGTAAATCCAAGGAATCTTGCTGCTTCATTAAGACCATTAACACCAATGGTACAATATAGCTTGTCAAAATTAATATAGCCAGCTCTTGTCTGAGGGAACATACCTTGTTTATCCATATTGTAAAGACCTGTTTTATAAGCCTTCTGATAATCATAGACTCTATCTAAAATACTTTCAAGATATTTTTGTAACCAATTTCTAATTCCTAAGGCACTGTTCCAATTTTCTGGCCATGCACATTTTCCTTTAACAATATGATCTTCATAATTAGGGATAGTATGGAACCAATCTTGAACAATTCTGTTAAGATTAAGAGTCATTACATTACAAGAACCAGTCTGCACTCCAGTAAGACCTGTAGTAGAAGAGAAAGTGTTGTCTGTAACCTCATTACGTAACCTACAGCAAGATGAGATACTATCAGCATTCTTAGAAAGATATACAAAGAAAGAATCACCTTCTGCCCATTGAGTAGTGATGAAGTCTTTGTATTCCTTATCAAGAACATCATTCTCATCTGTAAGGCAACATACTGTCATAACAGGAAAGGTCAATAATGTCTTAGTCCTCTCTTCATTAAGCCACTTCATATATCTCTTCTGAAGCCAGTTGACTGCATCCCAATGAGGCTGAGTACCATCAGGGAAGTAGAAGTCATCAAACATTGTATGCCAATAGTAACTATCAAATACATTGAAGTTAGTGAAAGGGCATTGATATCCTCTGTTGCCTGCCGGTTGATTAAGATAATGAGTTACTGACTGGAAATGCTGGTCAATAATCATACCAATAGTCTTCTGTTCTTGATTATACTCATTGGTAACTACAAGGTCAGGCTTCTGCCAATAGTTTAATCCCCATTCTTTCTCACAGAAATATGAAAAGAAGTTGAAGAACTCACCATAAGCTCCAGCTCCTTTCTTCTGTGCAGAAAGTAGGAATACAAGATTCTGGAACTGACCACAGAAAGAACTCAAATGATGTGGTGCATGATTCTTTGTTCCATCAACATTGGTTGTCCCATCTACAAGAAGAGGGTAGAGTGTATAGGCACTGCAATATGGTTTCAAGACAGGACAGCTTTCATCATGTTGATAGACGATATGATGCTCCAAGTCTTTTACATACTGGTCTCTATATGGAGAATTAATCTTAGCAAGAAGTTCCTTCATCTGAGACCTCTGTATAGTACGTGATAGGTCTTTATAAAGTTCTCCTTCAAGAGTTGCAGCATTCTTTTCATTGGTATTTGCATTGTCATCTGTATTTGAAAGATTAGTTGCAGAATCATTTGAGTCAGTATACTTATGAATATACTGGAGCTTAGCTTTAATCAGTCTTGCTTTTTTGTGTTGTTCTCTATAAAGCATATAAGCCTTACCTACAGGAAACCAACGCTTACAAAGAAACTTCTCAACTTTATCTTGAATACACTCTACAGGGATTTCTTCCTTGATAGGATCATCCATGGTAGCGAGACTATCATTACCAAGACTATCAATAAACTCAGTAATATTCCTTCTATCCATCTCACCAATACTATAGCTACATGCTTTAAATGCTTTAAGGATTGCTCCTTCAATCTTTTCAGGATTAAATTCCTCTTTAGTGCCATTACGTTTTACTATTAACATTATATCTATTATTATACAGTTATATTATTCTTTTACTTTCAGACAATCAATGATATTAATACCATCCTTATCAATGCCTTTTGGAACCTGAGGTCTGAAATTCAAGTAACTCTGAAGCTCTTTACCTATCTCAAATGGATCTCTATACTCATTACCATTCTTATCAATAAGGGTACCTGCCATTTTAGTAAGAGGAAATTCCCAAACCAATGGTGTTAGAGATTCTTTGTTTACTACAATGAATCTGTAATTTTCTAGAGTGAAATCCTTGAAATATGGGTCATTCATAAGATTTGCCTTTAATATTCTCCAATAGAGCATACTCTGCACTAGATATTTCCATTGCAAGAAACTGTCTTGAAAGTCCCATTCATGATGTCCACTGGTTTTAAGATCAACTGGGATTATTTTCTTTTCTTCATAATCTACTACTGCTAAGTCCATCATGCAACGATAGCTTACACCCTCAAACCTAGCTTTGAACTTTAACTGATAGTATCTCTTGATAGGAGATAGAGGATCATTGTCTGCAAAATAACCTTGAGTTGCAGGAGAAGTCTTTAATGCTCTAACCATATTAATGACTCTATCATAAGTAGGTCTATCAACAACAGTTTTAGTACCAGCCTGTGTCTTGAGGTTGTAATACATAGCAGTTCTTTCAGAAATAACTCTTACTCTGGTTTCATCTCTCCAATTCTTCTGCCATCCTACTTCATTGATTACTGCAAGGATAGCATCACTTGGGATATATGAAAACAACTCACAGGAATCATGATACCTTTCATATAGTATATTAGCTATCTGCTGTTCTTTATCACCTATGGAAGGAAAGTCTGCAACACAATATAATTCATCAAACTCCTCTCTAGAACCAGTAATAAGACAATCTACCATAGAACCTTCAAGTAAGGACTGTGTAGAAATCTTATCAAAGAGATGGTCTAGTTTATTAAATCCTTCTCTTTCATATCTTGCAAGTGTAGAATAACTCAATGCAGGATCTGCTCTGTATGTGGGTTCATCTACTTGCCAACTAATATCTTTCAGTTCTTTTTCTATTTCCATTAATCTAAATTCTTAATAATGTCTATTGCTTGAAGAAGCTGCTTCTTCGTGAAAATCTCAAAGTAAATACTATTAGGATAGTTTGATTCCAACCATTTTCTGAATATCTTCTTCTTTAAGGGATAGGTGTTGTTCTCGAATCCCTTCATCTCTATAATGATAAGATGATTGTTGTGCTCAAACATCAAGTCTGGAGTATAGGAAATATCTATGACTTTCTTACTATCCATCTTCAACATCCTGGTACTAGTGTCTTTATTATAGAAAGGGACATTAGGTCTGAAGCCTTCCCAGATTATGAATTTCTTAGGTTCATATAGCACAGGAAAGCCTTGTTCCTTTAGAGTTTGATAGGCCATCTTCTCCAATTTACTCTTGAAGAAGATACCATCATACTCTAAAGGAGAGGCATTGATAATCTTCTTATTTTCTGTTCTGCTTCCTTGCATTCTCAAAAGGTTTTGGCTTAACAGCAAAAGATGCTACCATCTCACGAAGCTTGATAACTGCTTTCTCTAGAGTATAAACCCTTTTCTCCAAGTTCTGATTAGCTTTGAGAAGATCATCAACCATAGGACAATTATCCTGAAAATCAAGAGGCCTATCCTCTTTAACTTCCTTTTCTACAATAACACCTTCTTCAAGGAGAATAGGAACTAACTCTGGCATGAACTTGCACTCAAGATGATGATGCTTTGTATGACCATTCTTCATATCCTCAGACAAGTCCAATACAATCATGTCTCCAAACTCTAACTCTTCAGCAGTCTCCTGCATAAAATACTTCTTCATTTTCTTCTTTATTTAAATAATTATACTCTTTATACCATTCTACACCATAGCCATAATGGCCTTTGAGAATATCATTAATCTGATACCATAGGTCAGAAGGCATCTTGGTGTGTGTTCTTGCATACCACGATGGATGCTTTATCTTGATAATATGGTTATACTTTGAATTGATGTAAGGTTCAAAGCTCTGAGCCTCTGAACCCATCAGCACATAGATAATACCACTATCATACATAGAAAGATTAGTGAGAAAGGATTTGATGAAAGGTCTCCACATAAGTGCATGAGAGCCTATTTTACCTGCCAGACAGGAGAGTGCTGAGTTTAATAACAGCACTCCCTGATCTTCCCACTTCTCCAAACTGGGGTCAAAGATAATATTTCCATGTGGACGAGTGAAGTCAATAACTGACTCCATAAGAACATCTAAGGACGGTGAATAATTACATTCAAGAGTATCACTAGAGTTTCCAAAAGCTACGCCTGTGGCTGTAGGCTTACCATTCTTAATGTCTGGGTAAGGCATTATGTTATCATATATGTTCTTTATCATATATCTCTGTATTTTCTTTTGTTATATACAGTTCGGACTATATCTTCACTCTCTTTATGAGAGGCAGGGCACTCGTGTTAGGTTTATCATTTGTGCTATTCACCTATTAGTCTCTGAACCTTCTACATACTTTTATGCACTTCTGTAGCTTGGCTGCTGATTGCCCACTTCTGGGTGTTCCAGCAATTCACCCTGTTTATGCAGGACCCTTCTTTTGCTATAAGTAATTAATTTATATTGCATAGTTGGAATAATAAAATCTCTAATTAAGTCAACAAATTTAGGAAAATCTTTAGCTTGTAGATACATACTATTATCATTTTTACTTACATTAAAGTGCAGGTCAAATTTAGATAATAAAATATCAGCTAATAGTGTTTGCTCTTCAATATTAAAGGAACATGTAGATAAAATACATGAGTTTTTAGTTGCATAACCATCATCCATGTACCATATAGCTAAACCTAAAGCATCAATATCCTTTACAAATTCATAAAGAACTCTTTTGTTACCCTCAGTATCATAATATTTTGTCCTTATGTTTGTAAAAATCGGGTGCAATTTTGATTTAAATCTGTATCCTATTAATTCTTGTGAATATCTTTTATTATTTATATGATACTCAATTATAGGAGAAACTAAGTTATATCTATTTAATATATTCCACTTATATTCTAGATATTCTTTTTGTTTCCATGAATGCCCTATACTTAAACATTTATTCTTGGCAGCTTTTCCTACAGAGCAAAAACAACCATCTCCTAATAAACTTCCAATAAGAAGCTGCTTTAAATCATTTCCAATTTTGAGATTATAAGGAGTAGTACCTTTAAATATTGGTATTTTTGACCTTTTTAAAAATTTTACAATTCCTGCATAACTTAGATTGTTCTCTAGAGCAATATTTTTAATTTTCTTGCCATTTTGATAGTCTAAAATTATTTTCTCACCTAATTCTTTCGTAATCTTAATATTCATATTTTACAGTTTTAATACTGCAAAGATATGGTATTACTCCTATTAATATTACTTTATAAATATATTACTTATGTTGTCTAATTAAAATCCTGTCCTAAAATAACTACCTTCAAATCATGCAAGGAACATAAAGTAAAGGCTTTGAATATATCTTTTATCTTAGGGCATATAACTTGTTTTGAATTTATCAATCTTTTAGTCAGTCTTTCAGCTTCTGCTATATCTACAACTTTACACCAATCTCCAAAGTATTCCTGTATTGTCATTCTACTATTTCATCTATATAGTTTAAAGCTGTATCAAGTAACTCTTCATTAGTAGTAGAAATAGATGGAACATCTGTTTCTTTTATAATAAAAGGAATCTTCTCTATCAATACCTTTACCTTTGTATTACAATTAGTGCTGTTACTTTCGTATATCTCACTTCTGTTATATCTAGGGGAACTAAGATAAGTTACTGATAATGCTGTAGGAATAATCTTGTTAATAATAAAGCGTTCTACAGTATTGCTTTTGTTTATAAATACTTCAGGAGCTACTCTGAGCACAGGTCTGATGAACTTATACTTAAATGGGTGTTGTTCATCATCTCTGTATATCTTCTTCAATTCCCAAGAGAGCATTACTACAGGTTTGAAATTTTCATCAAAAATAGCTCCATAGGTTCCATAATATGTCTTCTCAGGGTCACCAACAGTTGTCAGCTTTCTTAGACGTGAGTTCTTGTATATAACAGAGAATAAGTCTCTAACACCTGCATTTACAGATTTATATGATGTGCACCTTCCTATATTCTCCAAGTTTACTACTATTATATCAACAGGTTCATTCTTTAGAATTTTTTCTTCTACTATAGGAAGGGAATACATAGCCATTGTAGGGATTTCAATATTATCTCCTGTTACTGGAATTAGCATGTAAGAAGACTTATCTGTAAAAGCTAATCCTCGACCTCCATAACCATAATTATCAGCAGCAACACATTCAAAACAATAAGAAATTGCAGTTTTTAAATCTCTCATTAGCTTTCTGTTTTAAATAACATATTCTGTGCATCATACTCTGTAAAGAAAGGCAAATCATAAGGAATGATTGGATTCAGACTATTGGCTATGAAGTTTGTAAATAGATTAACCATCAATGAGCCAATCATACAAGCCAGATAGGTAGTCTGCTTCATTGAGCATATTGTGGCATCAGCCTCATAATCAGCAAACAAAAACTCTTTCTCATATCTCTCAATGTTATACTGATCATCTCCTCTAATACATAATATCTGTAGAGTATCTATACTTAATCTTCCATCCAGATATAGACATTTACTTCTTTCTTCCTCTGATTTATCTGAGATATGATTGTACCATGAATTAAAGAAGGTTCTTCTAGCCCTCATATTATCAAAGCCACAAATCATAATATCTCCTGGTTCCTTATCTGAAGTAAACTTATCTTTAATAGCTAATACCTGTTTCATAGAAGTATAGTCATAAATCATATTGGCTATAGCCGTTACTTTAGATTCTCCAATATTACTACTGCTGAATAACTGACCTGCCATATTCACCCTCTCTACATTATCATCATCATAAAGGGTAAGGTTAGCAGGAATCATTCTTGCTAATTGAAAAACTACATTACTTCCAATACCTCCAATTCCTGCAACAATGATTCTGGCTTTCTGTATTTCATTGAACCATTCTGCACCAGAGAATCTAGTAGTAGATTCATCAATGAGAAGAGTAGGAGAGTTCAGAGGAATCTTTGCATCATCAGGGATATTATTCTCTGTAGTAACAGGTTCCTCTGAGTCATCACCCTCACTTTCTTCTACATCAATATCATTTCCTTCCTCCTGATTCTCATCATAAATTTCTTCTTCTGATAAACCATTGTCTTCTATAATCTCATCAAGTTCTTCATCAGAAAGAGATGTGTTTGTTTCTTCCGTTGGAGTAGAGTCCTGAGAAGAATTTTCAGAGTTCTCAGAGGGTGTTCCAACATTTAAATCCTGAAGAATATTATCAATATCATTCATATTTACATTCATAAATTATTCTACAATATATAAGTCAAGAGCATCCATATATGATGGAATAAAAGGATTTACATTTACAAATTCCATTATCTCATCTTTAATGGACTGAGCAATTCTGCTTTGGAATAGATCAGCGCCATCCCACATAGATTCAGGCACATCTGTTGTATCAAAGTAATCTAATGTATGCTGAATGATGAAATCTCTCCATTCACTGAAAGCACCACATGTATTATGTTCACATTCATATATACTATATTCGCCAAAAACCTTTATATAAACATTCTTCATGTGCTTCATAATCCATTGTTTGAGGTCAAACTTATCAGGATTAATAATCAGATTACATGTAATCATGTGAATTACAGCAGCATGAACCTTCTTAGGATCTGGCTGCCAATCATCAACAATATGATTGAACATGTGGTCATCCTTATAAGAATGCTTCGTAACTTCATTGTAAGGAGTATCACCAAAGAGATTCTGTTTCCTAGGTACTGGTTTACTGTGTATCCAATCCAAGAAGTTTTCATTAGGAGCTGCAGTGAATTGATTCTTCTTCTCCTCTGTAGCTTTCTTTTCCATAATCTCATCAAACCTATCATCAAGATAAGCTAAAGAATTAGATACTTCATGTCTTTCTACTTCAAGGTCAAAGTACTCAATAACCTCATTCTCTATAACTTTTGTTGCAGTCTCATCTTTGTGCTCTAATTCTTTAGAACCATCACCGAAGAACTCATAAGATGTACCTAACTTTTTGACTGTTACTTCTGATTTAGTCTGCACCTTTCTTGTAATGGCTGCATAGTATTTTCCTGCATTGTTTACAATAAGAGATACAAAACAGTTCCTTTCATTACCTTCTTCTTTCAAGGTATTCAAATCTGTACTACTTGGCTGAGTTGACATTTGATGATGTGAATGAATTAACTGTAAATCACAGTCAAACAACTCTATATTTTCAGACATATATGCAGCTACATCTTCATTCATCGTAAACTCTGTAAAGGTAGCATTGCCTAAGTCCATAGGGTAGATGTCCTTACAGGTAATTACCAGGTCATTGTTCTCAAAGGTACCTTGATGAGTTACAAACAATACTCCTGACCACTCTGTGCTAGGGAATTTTCTGAGTAAATATCTAATCTTCTCTTCTACATTTTCAGGAACAATGAGTTTATAGATAGATGACCCTTTCATAAGCTGTGGTAACTTCTTGGTCTCTTCTGTTTTTGTTATTGTGTTCATTTTTATATCTGAAATTAATTGTTCTAAGAATTTTTTGCAGTATGAACATAGCTACATTATTATTGATAACAGTAGTCAGAGTTGATTCACTGCTTTGTTCATTGTTAATAATGGTAGTACGTATTTCCTTACCTTTAAATACTAATACCAGTTTATTTTGGTACCCACTAAGATTATTAATATCAAAACTATTATACTCACCCTCATTATAGAACTTTCCATCTGCAACAATAACTTGTTTCAGTAAACTGGTATTAAAGCAGTTACTCAAGTTTTGGGCTGTAGTACTGTAGTACTTGTTGTAAAAGTCAATGAAAGAGTTACTGATATCAATAATATACTCATAATAAGGCATACTCCAAGTGAATACATTATTTATATACCCTAAAGACAGATGACCATGTTTCAGATAATACTGGATAAACTTTTTTAAATCATCGTTTGTAAATTGGCATAGAAAATCAGTTTTACTTGCATAATTAAAGTTATAACCTGTATACATAGTATGCAAAGATACATTTCCTATATTCTCCATTCTACGGTATGGACCTCCAGATATTGATTCTACAGTTACATACATGCTAAGTTCTTGACAGAACAGCATCCAAGTAACTTCATCATAGTCATTTTTCAATGTTCCAATAGTACTGATTATTGGACCAGTACCTAAACATGGTATCTGAAAATCTGTGAAGTTATTCTTCGGTATTACATTAATGTGACTATGCATGTAATTACTCATGAATTGCTCTCTTGTATAAGTAGCTCTATTAAGTCTAAAGCCATTGCACTCATAAGGAATTGTACCATCACCCTGGATTTCAATCTTAGCATAAAGGTCTTGAATATTTACTGATTTACCATATTCATTAGTAACTGTTACTCTTGGCCACCATACATAAATAATGAATCTTCTATCTTTAGCTATATCTTCCAGTTCTACTAATTGTTCTGCTGAAACTTCAAAATGTAGATTAAAGTCTTCTTCTTTATCTCCATTTGTAATAGAGGATTCATCACAAATCTTAGCAAATAAATACTCTTTGAATGATGATAATTCTCTTCCTAGATAAGTCTGTATATCAACAAAGTCCTCACCAAAGAATCCTTTGAATATTTCATAGATATTTAAAGGTCTTTCATAGAGGTGCTGATATAATTGATTTACTGTATATTTCATAACTTTACTTTATTTAATTGAAAAATAAAGGGAGCAGAGATTATTCTCCACTCCCTTCCACAACTAAATGCCAAACAGTTATGTATTATACTCCAAGTTCATCGAGCATATCATCAATATCATTATCTGTAATGCTACCATCAGAAGTACTTACTGTCTTCTTTGATGTAGTTTCAACTTTTGATGTGCCTTTCTCCTTCTTAGCTACCTTAATGAGATAGTCAATATTATTACTCAATTCCTCAAGGTCAGCAACAGAAAGGACATCATTATCTACTAACATTGCAATATGAATATATAAGGAATCTACAATAGAGTCCATATCTGTATCAGTAATGACATCACCAATATGATCAAGAAGATACTTATCATCTGTGTCAGTAGTTTCTTCTTCTTCAAACTCTGGATCCATAATGCCCTTATCTTCTGTATTTACATGGCTATCATCAAGTGATTCTGTTGTCTCAGCATTACCATTCTGTGCAATGAATACCAGCAAATCACTGGTAGGAACCTGTGTGAAGTTTCTACCAAACTCTTCCTTTACTGCATCCTGAAGGTTATTGTCCTTAATAGCCTGATATGCTTCCTTTCTAGTCATAGTACCAGAAGCAATGTTCTTTTTGGTATTGGTAAGAAGAATAACCAAGTTATTAGTAGGCTGTCCCTTATACATTACATTCTGTGGCAACTGAGTAGCATTATCAAGAAGCTGGGTCTTAGAGATACCTTCTGTAAAGGTCATACCACTATAATCAATACCAGCAGCTCGCAAGTCTGCTTTCAATTCTCCAAGTGTTGTAGCACTAGTAGTTACCTTACTTCTCTTCTGAGTCTTTGTATTTGCGATCAAAATTTCTCTTTCCATAATCTTTGTTTTGTTAATTGAATAATTTTTCTAATTGTTTGAATTGTGTTTTGTCTTTCAAGGCTTTATAGTAATCACTAAAATCTTTCTGACTGCCTAGATTGGGAACAATATTAGTAAAGCCAGTACGCTTTGCTAGTTTTTCCCCATCTATCTTGCCTGCTTCATCAGTATCAAAACTGATAAATATTTTCTTGTATCTCCTTTTTAGTTCATTAATGGCAGTATCAGACATAGAGTATCCTTCACCTTGAAGACATAGGGTTAGTATATGTAACTGACAAGAGATAACCAATGCATCCTTTAAAGATGAACAGATTACAACTCTATCACCATACTCAGGAATCTTTGCCCATAAGCCTATTACTGATGCATCCATCTTGGAACACCATTTATAGCCTTTGGTATTGTATGGTTGATAAAGTTTGAGTTGTAATTGTCCTTCTTTCCTTTCCACATAGCAATAAGCATACTTATCTGTAGGGAAAGTATATCGTTTAATCTTACCAGTTATAGAATCTTTTTTAGTAATAATCTTATAGGAGACAGGATATATCTCTGCATACTTTAGCCATTGCTTTGAGATACCATAAGATGCCCAGTACTCATAATCATACTCTCTCCAGGGTCTGACTTTCACTTCTAATTTAGTGAGTTGATTAGCTTCCTTTCTAGTGAGTGTCTTTATCTGCTTTGGCTTAATGGTTACATTATTATCCTTAATCATCAACTTGCAGATTTTATCCAAAGCCTGATTAAAAGTACAATTCCAATACTCACATAATAAATCAACCAATCCTCCCTGAACCTTAGTATCTCCGAAGTCCTTATACATGATATGATTGCTATTGCTCATATAGATGCTGAAGGATGGATGATTGTCTGTTCTTAAGGGGGACTTGATTACACATGGGATTTCAGTAATCTCAGGAAACACGGTGCATAATACCTGTGTTTCACTGAACTTACTGAATATCTCTGTTTTTGATATACTGGAAGAAGTTTTACCTACTACCATAAGATTATTACTTTAAAAGGGTTAATTTTAGGGTTAATCCCAAGGCATGTCACCGCTGCCAGAAGCAGTACCTGTCTCTACTGGAGCAGCATTGAGATTAGTTGCCTGTACATTATACTCTGTAAGTTCCTGTACAGCAAACTCTGTTGAAGCATAAGAACCATTATTCTTTGCATTGGCAAGGTCTTTCTCCAAACGTGCAAGTGCCTTAGAGCCTGCAGAGTTAGAAAGAATCATACCATTACGGGTAGCAATAGCCTGATACTGCTTACCTTCATCTGTAGTACGTACACCATAGAGAAGCTTTACCTTATTGTTTGGCTGAAGGGCAATAGCCTCCTTAATCTCAGAGAAATCACCCTTGAAGTAGTCCTTAATATGCTCAAGACCAAATACAAAGTCCTTTGTATCTTCCTTCAATACCCAAGTACCATTGACATAGTTGAAAGCATCACCTACACAGAGATAAGGCTTCAAGAAACCAATAAGGTCTGCTTCACCTACACATGCAATACGGTAGTCAGGAGCAATCTTTGCAGGATTTCCATTCTTTGTAAGAATTGGTTTGCCAGCCTTTGCATCCTCTGCATTAGCCCAAGTAACATTACCAAACTTATCAATAACCTGTGCTTTAGTCTGGTCTTGATTATATGCAGGAGCATTACGCAAGGTAAACATTGCACGATTAATCATTTCTACACCATTACATGTATCTGGATCTGTCTTTACAATAAATGTAATACGTGCCTCCTTGCCATTATCAGTATCAACAACATACTCAGGATCATTAGCAATCTCATGTCCATAGATATCCTCAAGTTCTTTCTTTGTTGGGTTGACTGCTACTACAAAAGAAGAACCTACACCTACATACTTCTTGAACTCCTGAGCTTCTTTTGACTCCTGTGTCTTGCCAATAGCAAGGAAACTGTAACTATTATTAATCATCATAACTGTTTGTGTTTAAAATATTATTTGTTATTATTATTTACTATTTATTTGTTTGTACTATAATTACTCAAAGATTGGTGCATCTGTAGGCACATCTTCAGTCTCTTCTACATCATGGTTGATATTTGATGCCTCCATGTTATTCTCTTCACTTGGGAATGCTGTTTCTTCATTTTCAGAAAAGGACTTTGTTTTTACACCCTCTGATTCATTATCTGGAATAGATACAATGAACTGCTTCTTATTCTCATCATAGGAAACAATATCTGTAGGAAGATACTTGGTAGTCTTCTTAGGTTTACCATTGGCATCTACACCTGGTTCAATAACCTTCTTTACAAGTTCTTCTACACGGAAACCTACAACCTGCTTGATACCTGCCTCCAATGAAGCAATCTGAGTATCATAGTCACTATACTCCTTATTTAAGGCTTCAATTTTTGCCTTGATTTTCTCACGCTTTACCATAAGTGGATTACAAGCCTGTGCTACACGCTTAACTGACTGAAACTGATCAAATGAAATACTCTTTTCCATTGTTTTATTTTTTTAATTGTTATTTATGAATTGAATGTTTTTTGTTTAATTTGCTGTATCAAGGAAAATCTTACTCATATCTACCTTGATATTACCTTTATCATCAGATTCTGCAACCTGAAATACCTTTTCTCTAAGATGTAATGGTCTGGAACCTCTAATGGCATTATCTCCACCTACAAAAGATACTAATGTTTTATTTGCCTGTCTTGAGATATAGCCAATAGCATCTGCTTCACCACAGATAATATCTCCAGTCTTTCCTGCAATATCTACTGCCATCTCTGTGGTTTCCTCATCATTCTTTCTAATCTGCTTATCCTTGACGTGACATACTAGAATAAGAGTATCACAAAGAGGCTTGAACATATTGATCATTTCCTTAATAGCATTACGCATATAAAGATAGCCTGCACCATTAGGCAATTGGCGTACATCTGCCTTTGGATCAATAACCTTATTGCCTTTGGCATCCTTCAAGATATTACCAATCTTATCATTCTTATAGCCAAAGTTAACACCCATCTGGGTACGACGATATAATACTCCAGCATAGAAAACAGCCATTTCCTCTAATCTGGTTGCATTATCAATGGTGATAAAACGATAGAAAGGCTTACCTCCATTTTCTTCATTCTTCTGTGCAATAAGATTCTTGATTTCAAAGATGTCATTAGCACTTCTAGCTTGTACTGCCATTACATCCAATGCCCGATAACCATCTTCCAAATCGATGATAAGATTGTTGTCAAGACTAGCCATAAGGGTTGATTTTCCACATTTTGGCTTACCAAACAAGACCATCAACCTAGGGTTGTAGTCTGTAGCTTTCCTACGTTCTGTAGGCAAAACAATGTTACTCATTTTTTAACTTCTACTTTTTTATTAAATTATTGGACTGCAAATATACCTATACAAAGTTGCATAGGCAAGATGCTTTTAATTATACTATGAAAAATGAAAAGAATTACTTAGATGTACTCTCTTGATTCTTTTGAATTAACTGATATACTTTATTAAGCTCTGGGATATTATCATATTTTGGCAGTGGAGCATAAAAACCTGTAGCACCATCAAAATACATTCCTAAAATAGCATTACTTTCTCCATCTCGTCCCAATACAATTTCTAGGAACTTACAATATCCTCTAAGCTTTGTTATATCATACTTTAGATATTCCTTTAGTTCCCATGAGAATGGAGAAGTAATACCCAGCATGACATCACAATCCTTACCAGGCACATGTTACCATAGAAGCTCTTTATCTTCTATTTCTATAGGTTATGTATTATACTATAGTTCAGACTATCTCTTTATAGACCACTAAATGCTGGTACATATAGGTCTATATCCCGCACTCTTGGTGATTCATCTTCTCCAACACCACTTGGTAAGAAGGTATTCACTAGTCGTTGATCCTTCATAATATTTCTATTACGCTTGGATTAGGGTTGCCATATAATAACTATGGTTTTCCCAAGTTCACGAGATTTATTCAGGACCACTAGTATTTAATCCTGACTATCAGCCAATCCTTTCTGTGTAGGTCTAATCTTATTAGCTTTGAATGCTTCAAGGGATAGACTCTCACTATTCTGCTGTTGTACAACCACAGGAATATAGTTATACTTATTACGTACAATCTTAAGATATTCAGATAGTTTCTTAATAGAGTTACGTAAATCCATACTTCTTTCACAACTTATCAAAGAGATATGATCTATGATACAAAGAACATATTCATCAGGGTCATTTGGTTCATAATAATCAAAGATTTCCTTTTCATACCCTTCAACCCTTTTCCTATAAATAGTACCATTTGCTTCTGCATATTTCTCTAAGGTATGGTACACACCCGTTGGATTTCTATCTGGGATAAAGACTACATGCTCTTCAAAGAACTTCAGAATAGACTGGTACTCTAATGTTCCTAGTAATTCAAGTATATCAGAGGATAATACTCTTCCTTCATCTACAGATTTAAATGTCTTTATATCAATTCTTATCTTCTTATCAGAAAGAATATACAACAAATAACAGATAAACTTACCAGTAATATTCTCTGCTTTCTCTTCTAGTAAAGCATAGAAGACTTTCAATCTGACTAATTCTGGATGATGATAAGCATATAGAATACTATTAAACAGAAACAGGAAATTTGTTATCTTGGACTTACTACTCTTTGCTCCACCTGACACTAGATAATATGTACCTAATTCTACTCCAGGAAAGTCATATCTAAAGGTCTTAAAAGGAGATGGAATACAATTAACCTTTCCACTAAGTATTTTTTCTCTTCGTTCTTTAGCATTTTCCAGTACTCTTTCAATTAAGCTCATAATGAAAATGTTATTTTACCTGCTACTGTATCAATGGTTAATGTATTACCTTTAGTGGTTCTTTCTGCCAGTTTACACATTAACTCCTGTAGAGTAGGGTAGTAGGAATCAATTATTTTCTTTAACTCGTTACTAATCATGCTCTTTTAGAAGTTCTGCAAGGTGTTTCTTTTCATTAAGATATAGTCTAGTGTACTTATTGTAAACATAAGCAATACAGTTAGCATCATTAACAGGTGTGTTTTCAAATGACCATTCTTTACCTTTAAGAAGGGTAGCATAATACTCTGTATAGTTCATAAGGAGAGTATAAATGAATTTATACAACTTAATCTTAGCTCTACATTCAGCAATTCTTTCTGCTAATACTGGGTCATCTTTATCTTTCTCCGATCTAATTGCTTTTCCTGTAACAGTAACACTAATAATACCTTGCCAATGATAAACCTTCACTCTTGGATTAATCTTATCCGTCATCCAATCCCACATTTTCTTAGGCATTGAGTGCATTACTTCCATAGGAATCTTCAAATCACCTTTAAGAGTTACAACAGTTGCTCTGTCATTGAACTTCTGTACTTTTTTGTACATTGGGTCTTTAAAACTTACTTTCCACATAATTATATTCTTTTTAGTTTCTACTATTCATTAACCAATCATCACCCTCTACAATATCAGATGGAGTATCTTCTGTCTTATTCTCCAGGAATGTTGCCAAGTCTGAGATTTCTTCTACATGGATTTCATCATCAGCCATCAGCTTTCTATCATCTTTCATGATAAAATACTTTGCAAGACGCATACCTCTATAACCTTTAGGAGCATAGGAAGCTACATATCTCTTGGTTGCATCAATAATATCCTCATTAGTAACTTCACCATAAATAGTGAGGAACTTCTTGAGTTTATTTTTGATCTCAGTCTTATTACATCTAAAGTAGAATGGAGATGCAGTACCATTAGCATACATCATCTTCTGTTTAGGAAAGCACTCTTGTACCTTAGTCGCTAGAGTTTCAAACCTTTCATCTTCGGCATCTATAAGATTCTTAATAGTATCTTTCCATTTTGAATCAACACTCTGTCCCATAATACCTAGAACATGCCTATTAATCATGTTGTCAAAGGTACTTTTATAGTTTCCCATACTCACAGCTGCTGCAATAAGTGCTTCCTGTAAGGTGAGTTTATTCTTTAAACATGTCTTTTCATCTAATGTTATTTTCATAATTAAAATGATTTAATGTATTCCTTTTGATGTTCTATATGTGAACTCATTGTATCAATGACTTTACTTATATCAAGACGTGCTTGAAATATTTTATTCTCGTAATTAAGAAGCATTTTCTTAAACTGAATGAAAGCTTCTTTCTCTGCCTTGGCTCTGGCAATCTTTTTGCCTACCTCAATATTGAAAGTATCTCCTGCACTCTTATTGAGTCTTGCTATACCTATAGTATTGATACACTGATTTGCACCAGCTTCCATACTTAAAGGTGTGCGGAAGTATGCCAGAGCAACAACTACACCTTTTTTCTCATTTACTTTGTAGGTAATGCCTCTATATTGAAGTTTGAGACATTCCTTTAAATTATCTTGAATGTACATATTATTTAAAGATTAAATGTTATCTGTTATTCTCTATGATGGTCATAAACATGGAGTCTATGCTATCATCTTTGCTTGTTCTAAGAATGAAGTACTTAAGTAGCTTCATATTCTTATTATCATCTTCAAAGGATTCTACATACTCCTTTGTAGCTTTTATAGCTTCTTCTTCTGTAAATATGAAACCATACTTAGCTACTAGGGTTCTTAACTTAAAAGCTATAACTGCTGTACTGTCTCTCCAATTATAGGTAGTTCCCTGTTTATTGCCCTTAGGGTATATATCTTGAAGCTTCTTGGCAAGTTCTTCAAAATTAAGGTCATATCCCATTACCTTGGCATCTGATTCAATAAGAATCTTAGCTATCAAATCTCTTGTATTATTAGAGAGTACCATGGAGTCCTTATTAAAGAGATTCTTACTGATAAGATTTTTCTCAACAAGCTTATCAAAGTTCTCTTTATACTTGACATCACAGTACCCAAACAACATTACAAGAAATTCGCCAAGGGAGAGGTTATCCCTTTGCAGTATTTCTGTATCTATTGTTATTTTCATGTTTCATATCTTTATAAATGCAAAAAGCACAACCCAATGAAGGATTGTGCTTGTAATATAATAATGTGTAATACTATACTTTCTTCAAGTAGATGTACTCTGGATTAGGGATATAATAGTACTTACTTATATCTATTGTCATCATATATTTTTTATCAAGAAAACTAGGTTCTCCGTCATAATTATCCAAGTCATATACTTCATAGACACCTCTTTCATGCTTCCTTTCTAATTCTATCCAACCTTTATGATTTTTAACTATCTCATTAGAGAAAACAACCTCTAGTTTAATAAATTTCTCATTAGGCTCAGATAAAGCATAGAAGAAATGAAGCATAATTCCAAAAGCTTTTGAATCTACTAATTTTACATTAGGAAGCCAATGTTCCTCAAAGTAGCATTTTTCAATTCCTTTACTATATGGGAGATTGATAAAATATGGCTTAACATATTTATCTCTATCATATCTCTCCAAATAGACATTTATTAAATACTTTATTTTCATAATTATAACTGTGTTAATAATCTTCTTTTTATTTTACCACCTTTCTTGTAAGCTATACCATATATATTTGGAAGAATAAATCCTTCTCCAAATTTCCATGGTCCAATCTCTCCAAAGACATTAGGCTCTGGAGCAATATCAGAATAGCTAGTACCATAATGGTTATTAAAACCATGTAATCTTCCATTCATAATGTCTAGAGTCTCTTGGCGAGAATTTAATGGAATCTGAAATGTTCCATTAGCATCAGTTAGCTCATAAGCTACCATATTACCATCTGCATCTGTAAGGAGAGTTGCCTCATACTCAGGATTGGCTTTAAATAATTCTCTTGCTCTATTAGCCTCAGAACCATAGCCTTGTTTAAATGCAAGATTATACCCTAATGTATTGGAGGATACTGTATCTCCCCATATACTTCCTGCTAAAGGTTTAAATCTTTTGCCTAATCTTGTAGCCATTTTATATGCTAAGGGAGTTGAGTCCATGCTAGTATCATTAGGATGTGTTTCTATTAAGATTCCACTCCTACCTGTAGGATTTGTAGCTTGGATTTTCTTCATCTCTTTAAAGGCATTCTTTGGATTGTTAGGATCAATTTCTGCAAGATGTTTCTTTAGAATAGTTGTAGGAGTATCTCCCCAACCTAAATAGTCACCATGTCCTCCAGTTTTTACTCTATCCATAAAAAATACATTATCTTTAAGAGTCCCATCCTCATTAATTAAGGCATTGATTTCTTCATCAGTATAAGGAGTACCACCGCTCTTTATATCTCTAGCTCTAAAATAAATGTTTTTAGTAGCTTTAGCTAAATAGTCAGGATTAGCTGCCCCTGTTACAGGATCAAAAGGAAGTTCAGTACCATCTATAGCACTTCTTGCAGCTGTATTTAAAGGATTATTACCTACAGGAGCATTGTCTATTGTTCCTTCAAGAAAAGGATTACCTTCATCATCAAATCTTACATCAGGCTGTACACTTCTTGGTCTACCATCTGCCATAGCATTTAATTCCTGTATAGCAGGGTCATTCATTCCCTGGATTCTGGCATCAGCTACAAGATTATCATAGAAAGAGTTATCTCTTGCTGGTGTCTGCCAACTTTCTCTTCCCATGTTTATAGAATCCTCATAATCACTTAGCAATCTAGCAGGAACATTCATTTCCTGAGAAGGAGTTGAAGTTACATTATTGACTTCCTGTATCAATGGACTATGTACTTCAGAAGTTTCAGGTACTAGAATATTATCTCTTGTTAAATCAGCATCTTCAAGACCTCTCCTAGCATTATTTTCCAGTTCATTATTTCCAGTTATTCTTCTAGAAGCATTCCTTGCTATCCTTTTAGTCATAGATGCTTTATCCCAAGCATTCAACCCCTTATACATTAGTCCTGCACCTCCTAATAAATCAAGTGCAGTCTCAGGAGTAAACTTACCTTGACTGACATCATAAGCACCTTTACCTGCAAAACCAAGACCTATAACATCATTGATTCCTGCTACATAAGGATTCTCCATAAGAGCAGTAATACCATGCTTAGCAGCTTGTCCTATGGTAGTACCCATAAGTCCTTGACCAGTACCTAGCACTACAGGAGTAGCAGCTACTGCAAATGGTACTGCAGTAGCAGCATCTCTTCAAGATGCCAGGTTGGGATGTTCCTTATCCCATAGAGCATGTTCTTTTGCTCCTCTCTCAGCACTAGCTTTAAGAGAAGTATTGTATTCCCTATGAGGTAAGTTATCCACCTGAGTCTTGTCATTCCTCGTAAGATATTTGTTGAATAGTATAGGCTCTCTCTTATTTTGAGCACTGACTATTACATCATCCAAGTCATAACTAGGTATTACCGGTACTGCATTATGATTACTATCTAAAGTATAGTATTCACCATTAGCATCAGGAAATATAATACCCTTTCTTTTATTACCATATTCATCACTTATCAAAGAATCAGCACTAGGGTAGTAAGACCCGTCAAGAATGACAGGTCTTTTATAGCTGAATTCTCTTGTTATACTTTTCTTTGCCATAACGTTATTATTTTATGCAAAAGTAATGAAAATAGTAGAACTGAAAGGACATTATAGTAATTCCTTTAGATTATCTATACTTTATATTAAAGCTTCTTTACATAGATAAACTTAGGATATTCTCCAAGTACAAATAATGTTACTGGACATACCCATATATTCCTAGTAAAGCCCTCAAGATGATTAACTTTATAGGTACTACCTTCAGTCAATCCACTTGAAAGCTGCTCTAACTCAAAGTATCCATCAATGTCCTTTCTTACCTTTGATGGTATAACACTAACTCTAGTGAACTTATCATCATCAGAGAGAAAGGCACATAAGTCATCTGCACCATTTACCATTAATAGATTATGGTGGTCAAATTTCCAAGAAGGAAAATCAATATACCACAGTCCATCATCTTCATGATTAAACTGTAGTTGATATTCCTTCTTTTTGCCAAATACACTTCTTGCAATGGCTACTGCACCATTCTTAAGATCCTTTATTGTATAATGCATATCTTATATTCTTTTTCAAACTAACGTCTAATACTTAATATTATTGTATAAACTCATCTAATTCTTTTAAGGAATGCACTGTTTTAATGAAATCCTTATTGAAATCCTTGATCATCTCCTGAATTATCTCTTCCTCTCTAGTACTCTCATAGTAAGGCATAATGATAATAGGGGATTTATGACGAAGACTTCTACCTATTCTCTGTGGGCCAATAGATTCTGAAGCTGAATAATTAGCAAATACTGCATACTTGCAATCAACTAAGTTAGCTCCTTCATTAAGAACATTGACTGATACTATATGATTAATCTTCTTGGCATTGAAGTTATTGTAGATTATATCAGAGTCTTTGTTCTTTGAATGAATACTATACTTACCTAGAATATCTGCCTGCTCTATAGTCTTACAGAAGGTGATGGTTCTTTCTTTCTCTAGCCTTTGAAGAATAGACAATACTATGTTATTCTTCAAGTTAGCCAGGTACTTGATTCTCTCACCACAATCAAACAGCCATTTATTCTTCAGGAAATCCTGTCTGGTTCTCATATATCTGTTCTTCTCATAGAGTATCTGAGAATTATACTCATTTACTCTCTGTCTAGGAGTACAGGATATAATGGCATGGACTTTCATCTTTCTGTATTTCCAAAGTTCATTATAGTTACCATAGTAGGTCTTTCCTTTTGCTTTAGGATTGAGTTCTATGGATTCTGTAGGATGAATATTATCAAGCTGAAGAGGGTAGAGAATTATCTGAGGCTCAGGAAGAACTTCATCCTCAATGGCATCAACTATACTACAGGTTACTACTTCTGCTGCATATTCATATTGAAAATATTGCTTAAGTTTCTTAGGAATAGTAGCACTCAGTCCAATGACATTACCATAAGTAAGAGTACTAAAGAGATCCAGACGCTTATCACTATTAAGATGGTGACATTCATCCATAACCACGAAATCAAAAGATTCATACTCATGCTTCTTCAAGGATTCATAGCACTCAATGGTAAGGTCATTTACATTGATACCTCCCCATTTCTTGAACTCATCTTTCCAAGTCTGCTTATGTACTGTCTTAGCTACCAAGAGAAGCATGGATGTATGCTTCCCTTGATATTTGGTTTCTACAAGATAGTTGATAATATCTATTGCTTGTTTGGACTTACCCATTCCAGTAGCAAGTTCCAACAATAAGAAATCAGACTTCTTCAGCTTAGTCAAACATTCAGTATATACTTCTTCCCTTGTCATTATGAAATAATTGAAAATCAGTTATCCTATAAACAAATGTTCCATAGGGCTTATGTACAATAATTTCCTCACTTCTTATAATGAAGATTCCTTCTTTAGGCAACTGATTCATGAGCATCCATTCTAGAGAGTTCTTCATCAGCTTCAAGACCCATAAGATAATCTTCTACTTCCTGTGATGGAAGATTGGCTATTACCTCTTCAAGGTTAGCATTCTCTTCTTTCTTGATTTTATCAAGAGTAATCATCAGGTCATACACACATTCTCCAAGAGCACATTTGTACTCATCAGAGTAATCATCTTTATTCAATCTCTCTTTCCATTGAGAAAGAAGAGCATTAATATTTTTCTCTGCAATCATAAGACTTATAAATTACGGATTACTTGCATTAAACGCTGCCAGATACTTCTAGTACTCTCTACACCTTCACCATTCTTTCTATTCCTTGAAACATGCTTAGGTGATGCTGTAAAGAAACAAGTAGAATCTGGTTTCTTAGATACTACAGTATACCAATGATTGGCAACTGCCTGAGGAGATCTACCAATGCTTTCTGATACAATGAGAAAACATCTTGTTAAATTCTGAGGGAAAGCCCTCACTTGCCGAAGAAGTCTGTCTTCCTCTTCAGCAGTCCATTTTCTGTTTGTTCTGTTCATTATTTAAAGAATTAAATTATATGATATGTATGTCCAAGCGACATACAGACTATTACAAACTAAAAAGTCTCCCTTGTTATCACAACAAAGGAGACTTAGCCGTTTTTTTCACAATTTGCTTATGAATACTAACAAAACATTTTTAATACCACTGTATTATCTAACTAACAATAAAATAAACAATTAGTGACTGATGAGGGATTCTAACCCTCAACCTATGGTGTAGGAGACCATTGCTCTATACAGTTGAGCTAATCAGTCGATTAACTCCCTATGAAAGGGAGTAGGAGATACATTAGTTCTTCCTATTATACAACAGATGAACTGCATACAAAGGAAGAAGTACAATCCAGACACAACTGAACCACACCTTCTCAAACTTTGTATTATCATCCCATTTGTTGATGATGTACTTATAAGTAAGAATACCCACAACTACGTACAATAAAATAACAATAAACCAAATCATATCTTTCTAAATTTAACTATTTGAAACTTAGTACTCCCTATGGGACTTGAACCCATGACCCTCGGATTAAAAATCCGATGCTCTAACCACTGAGCTAAAGGAGTGAAAGGCTCTTTACTATCTTCACAGATCATAAAGAACATAGCAAATTTATTATACAATGAATTATAACATTGTGAGGAAAGAGGGACTCGAACCCTCAAGAGCATAATGCTAACAGTTTAGAAGACTGTGACGCTTCCAATTACGTGCTATTTCCCCAAATACTTCTACTGTCTTCACAGATGGTAGAAGCAAACATTTTCAATCATTTGTCTTAATAAAAATAGCGCACATGCTTTTAAACAGTACAAATTTACGTATTATATGGATTACTACAAAACATCTAAATTTAAGTCTAACCTTTCCTTAATGGAAATGTGAAGTCTTCTTAGGCTTAACCTTTTCTATAGTAAAGAAGAATGCCTGACCTTCTATTACATGTCTTAACCCAAACTTCAAGCATTTCCACCAGCTTCTAGTACACATAAGTCCATATTGATATACAGATGGAATAATATGTCTCTTATGAAAAGTATAGAATGTGATATATCTTTTCTGTCTTACCATAGTTCTTTTAATTAAAAAGTCTATTACTTTGCAGGGTAGGGTAGTATCCTGTCAAATCTTCAAATACTACTTTACCTGTAATCTTGTTGAAGAAGCATCTAGCCATCAACTGTGCATTTGTCTTAACGTGCTGTTCCATATTAATCTTGATTTTCTAATTTATAACTTATTTGTGCTCCTATAGGAAGAATAGCAACACCACATAGAATCTTGAGATAATAATTCTTATCATCTACTCTAGTTACTGTTGCTCTGTCTAAACCTCTATTGGGAATCTTGGGAACTATATGGTCACCCACTTTAAATATTGCTTCCATGAGTCTCTTCCTCCTGAAGTTTAGTATAGTTCTCTACTAGCTTATCTATTATAGGATTAAGTTTCTTTCTGAATGCCAGGAAGCATCTACTTCCCTTCCTTAGTTCATCCTTGATGTCTAAGGTTGCTTGTTCTTCTACTGTCATAATGATTTTAATTTTAATGAATAGAGAAAAACAGAAGAGCAATAACCAATCGTCATTACTCTCTGTTTAACCCATTTCAACCCTTTAAATAATAATAGTGGTCCTAGAGGGTTATGATCCCTCGACCTTCTGCTTATGAGGCAGCTACTCTAGACCACTGAGTTATAGGACCCTATAATAAATTTAAATGTATCTTGCCTATTTACTTTTTTAGTTACTTACTTCTCTTTTCCAAGCTGCAAGAACATTGAGTGACTTCTTTGTACTTTGGGTTAAGGATGTTGCGTCAAGTGGTTCAGGACATAGTTGCCATTGCACTAATTCCCATCCTTCTAATCCTTCTTTGTTTAAATTTCTTTCTATATTCGTTGCTAAGTCTACAGAAACCTTGAAATTATAGGCTTCTAATTTGTATTCATATTTCTTCATAAGTTGCTAATTTTTATAAATATTACATATTCCCTCATAAATAATGTTGTTGCTATAGATGTCTTTATATTGTGAAATAGAAACTAGGTTGTTTACCATCATTTCCTTAAGGATTTCTTCATACACACATTCTATTGCTTTTTTCTTAAGTTGTTCTATTTTAGACTTATCACGGCAATAGTATTGGATTTCAAAATTTGACATTGTAACTCTTGAAGAAAGCCTAATGACTTGTGGCTTTATGTATCTAACCTCTATCTTTGGCTTGATGCCTAGTTTGTCAGCTAGCCATTGTTTCCATTTCGGTTTTACATCTTCTCCATCCAAGCAAACAAGAAAGATGTAAATTAGACTAACACTTATATATAAAGTTCCCATACGCTACTTCTTTTTATTACAAGGACAACTACTAGCGTGAATAACACAAACTCCGTGTTTCGTGTCCACAAACAGATAGTCATGCCCATTCTTGGTAAATACTGTTGTACTAAATTCTTTCGCAGGTTCGCTACCATTAGCCAACGAGCGAATGCCCTCAAAAAGCAATGCTCCTACAAACAAACACAAGACAAACCAAACGGCTGACTTGATTAAGTTTAAAATCTTATTCTTCATACATTCTATTATTCCATATATTCATACACTCAACGAACTCTTCGACTTCTTCTATACTATTCAATATAATAGTACAGCTTCCATCGTCGTTCCAGTGCTGATTACTTACATCTACCATAGCTTTATCTTACTTTTTCTTATCGAATTTGTTGCCGACTACAGTCCATTCCTTAAACAATACTAAGAAAGAGAAGTCTCTGTCTTGACATCCATCTTCGTCAATTGGCATAAAGCATGAGCTGTTATTAGACCAAGTAACAGCTCTCTTTTCAAATGGGAACTCTGGGTTTCTGATAATATCCCCTTCCCAAATTTCTTTGCCTACACAATCTTTTAGTCCTGTGAACATGCAGACCGTAGAGGTATCAACTTTTTGTACTCTTGTTATATTAGGAATTTCACTACTTAGATAACCTATACAAACATAAGTTTCCTTATGTATTAAGTCACCCTCTATCCATTCTCCGTTATCAAGACGTTTAGCCTTGAACTTGATATTTTCTATTTTCATAAGCTACTTATATAAAATTGTCACTCTTCTACTTTTATCTACCTTCAATATAGCCTCCTTGGCTTTATCAACCGAAGAAAACAAATACTCCGGACGAAGGTTACATGCGCCATAATCCCAATAATGGATAATCCCAAAGAACAAAGAATGTCTCTTATCTACACGAAAAGCTAAGATTGGCTCATTCCAAGAATCGTAATGTATGCCTTTAACAGCCTTGCTTTTACGATACATATCTACTATTCTATATGTTTCCATAACTATTCTTCTTTAAGTTCTAACTCTTGCTTGATTAGTTTTAGAAAACTTCTAGCGTGAACTACAAGAACTTTCTTATTTCCTGCGTTCATCATTCTAGTATAGTTTTCAATCATATCATCAATAATTGTTAGTGCCGATACTTTACTCATATTTTTTCATATTTAAATCTTTAAGTCTATCCTTATAGAAGGCAGGAACTCTACTAATCTGCCACCAAGAATAGCATTCGTCACTCCAAGGTTCAATCCACACTGGTTCTTTTGTGTCTTTATCTTGGCAGTATACAATTCCACGTACTTCATCATTAAGCAAGAAAGCCTCTACATCAAAATCCAAATCGTCTAATGTTGCATAAGTCTTGCAATACTCATTACGTTCCATAGTGCCTTCCCTTACGAACAACTCAAAATCATTGAATAAATCTATTTTTAGTATCTCTAAGTTATTGCTTTTAACAATATCTAGAAGAGACTTTTTGACGTTCATTTTGCTCATTTCCTATCCCTCTTTTTATAGTCATTGCAATCCATAGGAATATGGTCTGCTAACTCTTGCCAATAACACCTATTATCATAATAATAAGTTTGACATTTTTGAATCTTTTCATTCATTACTTATTCTCCTTTAAGTTCGACAGGCTCATCTTTCCAAGACAATTCTTTTCCGATGAGCTTCTTAATGCTTCCTTTAGGAAGGTAACAGCAACCGGTATTTGCGTACCTCTGCCCATATAAATATACGACAGAGCAAATCCATAATGTATTACTTTCATTTCTGCAAGGTTTTTCTGCAAAAATATGTTCACAGCCACCTTTATCTACTGCTAACCATGACATAACTAATACTATATTTTTTTAATTAATAAATTACTTTTCTTATCAAATGGTTTATAACCACTACGGAGATACCAATCTAGAACAAATCTATCAGATTCATCTTTAACAAATTCCAATCCGATTGTCTTCACTCCATTCAACTTAGCTTGCTGTTCAGCTAGTTGTAATAGGCGTTGTGCAACACCATTTCTTCTATGATTATTATCTACAAAGAGCGCATATATTAGAGCATCAGCTTTGCCGAAAATATCACTAACATATAATGGAATGGATATTTGAACTGAGCCAAGATTTTCTTCATCAGTTATTAAAATTCTGATTTCATCCTTCCATGTCTGTTTTTGTATCATAATCTATCCTCCAACTCTATGTTATTTTCTGCTGCGTAGCCATCTTGTGCTTCCTTATGATAACTCTTCTCGCAAACCCATCCTTTACGAAGATTATATTCAGAAATGACGTGCTTACGACAATACTCACAGATAGCAATGCCGAATTGATTTTGTAATTCTTCTCTTATCATAATCAATCCAACTCTTTAAGTGCCAAGACTAACTCATTTTGAATATGAATTATAGTGCCTTCACTCAATTTTATTCTTTTTGAGCCAATCATCTTGGAAACATTATTAATATGAATTATCGCTTTTTCTTTACTCATTGCTTATCCTCCTTTGTTTTACACGTTGCTTGGTCTCCTTCATAGTAAGGAGCTCCAACTTTAGGTAATATCTGAGTGTTCCTATTGCAGGAACATTGCATTACCCAAGGTGCGTTTACCTTTCCGCATCTAGGGCATATCCATCCTTCTTGTGTCATATTCTCTTCTTTTTACCACCTGCAAATGCTTGTGTCATGTTTATCGCAGATTTAATATCTTCGTACCTGACACCACAAACTGTTGCCACATTTTTAATTGCCTCATCCATTTTGAATTGCCTTGCTAAAAACTGATTATTCTTTATCAAGTTGACGATTTCTTCTTTCGTATGAATGCCTTTCCAAAACAGTTCGGTATGGTCACCAACTCTGTCTTCATCTACAGAGAACGGAACACCATAATTTGTATAAACCTCTCCGTGATGTTTGATAACGTGGCGACCAGGATTCTTTCGGATATTATTTATCCAAGCATCATTATCGCATTCACACCACATCCCATATTCGTCCCCAGTTAGCGTTTTGTCAATGCCAATAGGATAATGCCCAGAACACCCATTTGTTCCAAAGTAAATAATCTCTGCCATATTCTCTTTTTTTACCCTCTCCCTTTTACAGGAGAGGGTGGTAAATTATAATTCAAACTCTTTGATTACTTTAGGTAATTTATCGTACCCCATAGCTACATGATGCTTCTTGCAAGCATCAATAGCTTTTTCTTGAGTATCAAAATAACTAACACAGCGACAGAGATTTGTAGACTTATCTTCTTCAATGTATCTAAACTCAGTACCAAATCTACTTTGTTTACCAACTAATGCTCTAAAACCTTTTTCATCTTTTGTAATTCTATATTTCATAATCTATCTATTTTATCCTTTACAGGGTGGTTAGTTACTCAGTTACTTCCTCGTAAGTCTTATCGAAAATGTATGGCTTACAAGGGTAGAACTCTCCGTTTACACCTTTGATGATATAGTCACCAATAGATGCTTCCATATCTCCCTCTAAGGTATGAATTACAAGGGTAGTTTCTTTGTTTTCAACGGTTCCACCCATAAAATTATCAATCTCTGTTAAATTCTTACCAGTCCACTGAATAGCCTCAATGATAAATGGCTTCTTTCTGTACTTTTTATACATATTACTTATATTTATATCCTTTGCAGGATGATTAGTCACTTGTAAATATACTCTTCCAACAAACTGTTTAAAAAACTTTCTGGAGTACCGATTGACGTATGTCTGAGAACCCAAATTCTATCTTTCCATTGACGGATAGGAGAATTGTAAACCCATGCAAAGCGTTTCTCATTTGGAGGGATTCCATAACCACCTTTATACAATTTCTTCTTTAGCCACTTACGTAGCACCTTTTTTATTATTTTCTGTATCATGTTCTTAAATTTATGCCCGAAGGCGGTTAATACTTTGTGATTTCAAATTGGTCGTAAAGCGGTGATTTCTTAACATGAGGTATAGAACCCAATCCGTTGTTACCTGTTACTATCACTATCTCCATATCACCTTCATTATCACAAAGGTCTTGAAGTTGTTGAATAAATTCGCTTATAAACATACTATTATATTTTATGCCCGAAGGTATTAAACACCAATCTTTATAGCAATAGCCGATACGACTATTGTGAGGAATATCAATACTCCTAGAATCAATCCTAGCATCATATCATCTTTATTTTCCATACCTACACCTCCATTTTTGAATTAAGATGAAAAATTGAGAGGATATGTTGTAAATCAGAAACGAAATCGACATCTGAAAGCCCCAATCTAGCAAAACATTGTTCTTTGTGAATATTATCATTTGTTTCTCTGACATAACAAACCTTATGGTCAAAAGCAAAGACTATACCTAATGTAACATTATCATCTATTTTTAGCAATAACGAATCTCTGCTAACTTTCCATCCGTTTCTAAGAAGTATATCCTTTGTTAAAGGAATAGGTTTTATCTCGTCATAAAAACAGACTTCTCCCCAACCTTCACAATAGATAACACTATCCTCATCAACCTTTGAAACTTTTACTATTCTTGGTTTCATTGATTCCGTTTCTATCGTTACCAAATCTCCTGGAATGTATTTCTTCTTTTTCATACGCTTTACCCCTTAATTTCTTTAAAGATTACATTCTTGTGGTCTGAACGTCTTCCAGCAATACATTCAAAACTTCCTTTTGTGCAACCTCCAAAATTATCAAAGAAGCAACCATCACAACTATTGCTTTCAACAATTTCAAGAGTAATGATTACTCTTTCTCCAACTTTAAGCTCTTTCATTGCCCACCTCCTTTCTTTGGGAACAAATCATCAATATAAAGCCATCCCTTAAAATTTCTTTTAAAATCTTTAGGACTCATATCATCACATACCCATCCTTCTGGATTACGGAAATATACACATAATTCCGTACTTCCATTTTTGAACTTAACCAAACATGTAACGCAACATTCTCCTTGCTTAATGTTTGGCTTTTCGCTAGCAGGATGCCATAAGTCCTTTAGGGACTCATTGATAGCCCACTTAACACCAGCTTTATATGCATTAGATAATTCTTCTATACCATCATATGTATCACCCATTTGGTCTTCTATAGACATAGAATTTTCTTCTGCATAATGCTTAGCAGCTTCTTCTATTTTATTTTCATTTATCATATCTAATCTTCCACGTTATTCGTTCGCTATACATATTATAGCTGTAATCTTTATATCCATACTAAGTATTCATAAGATTCATTGTATGCTCATTATATGCTAATGAGTACTGAATATTGTACCACTTGAAGACCTGAATGAAAGGTCTATCCATCATATTATTCTGAGAGGCAAATCTGAGCATTGCCTGTAATTCTGATCTATCCATATTATCTATTATTTAAAAGTTTTTGTAACTCTATCATCTCATCTTCAGATAACCAAACGTCTTTCTGATTAAGATAGAGATGATATACTTTATCTTCTTTGATGATTTTAATCATGTGCTAAATAAATCTAAAACATCTTGGGTTGAGTATTCTACCTTAGATGCAGGTAGTATAGGCTTCTCTATTATAGGAGAAATCGCCTTATATTCTAACTGCATCTGAGATAGGATAGAGAATATATCAGTACTATCGTCAATACCATTGGTACTGGCATACTGATTTACTTGTTCTAAAGTAATCATATTATTCTAAGAATATGTTTAACCTGAGCATCTGTAAGATCAGGAAACTTATCCTTTAGCTTTTTCTTGGTGTACTCAGGCTTGAATTTACTTCCCATGTAGCAGTTTGCTTCATAAGTATCTGCTATAAGAGAAAGCAAATTGGTAAGTTGTCTTGAATCCATTGCTAGTTCTTGTAAATAGTATTAAGTATACTCTTGAAATTAGGATTATTAATAATAGCCCTAGCATCTTCTGAGTTTTTGAAGAAAACATCACCAGCACCTATAGAATTATTATAGTCTACATAGAATCTATTTTTACGGTAATCAAATTTAATACAATACTTATTCTCTTTAGAATTATTCCAATTTGGTTGCCAATCATTGTTATAATACTTAGCAATATTCATTAATTTGACTAAAGCTTTGAGTTTAACTTCATTTTCAAAATAAGTATTTATTGTAATATTTGTATCATTTAATTCGTTGTAAACATCATTATAAGTAATGCTCTTAGTTTTAAACTTAATGATACCATTGATTAAATTACTATTCTCTATATCTATTTCCATTCCTTCAGGAATATCAATAGTTACTGCTTTTCTTTCCATAATTCAGTTATATTTAATGAGGGAGACTTACGAATTGAACGTACTTTGACTACTTGATGTACTGACTTTATTGCTAACAATTAACTATTAGTTAAAAGCTTTTACCTACAATTATCTTGTGTTACCTTTTCATCTTATCACCTGTCCTATATACTCATGATTACATAGGTGCCTCCCATCATATTGTTAAGAGTAATATCTACAACCATTCCAGAATAACTTTCTAGAAGCAATAGACCAGTCAGGTCTATTATTCATCATTCTAAACTGATTAGCTTGCTTATAGCTATCAAATTCACGAATGATGTTATTTGTTTTATCTAATAAGAGTATTGGTTTCATATTATTTCTTTATTATTTTGTTAATAACTATAGGAGCAGTAGTATTAGTACCATAAGTATCCTTTTTAGGAATACTATAGTATCTAATATAATTTGTTCCTCTGTCAGAATTAGCATATACATGGTTACATGAATCTACTTTAAACTTACAGGTATTGCCTGGATAGTATACTGTATATTCTAAGTAATATACTTCTTTGTAAGTAGCATTGTTCTTAATGTAACAATATACTATCATTCCAGCACAAAGTACCATACTTATGTAATACAATACTAGATACTTTTTCTTGCAGACATCATGAGTCACCCATGCTATATATGAAATACTGAGAAGAAGGAAAGCACATATAAATATTCCTGCTTCATAAAAATCACCTGTATTCATTTTATTTCTATTTTAAAGAATTAATAACTAATAGGCTTTGCAAGTTCAGCAATTCCTATTGTAATATATTGCTTGGATATTCTATTTAGATACTCTCTAGCTTCTTCTTTGGTAGCAAAACCTGCAAAGCATTTGAAGTTGAGAGTATCTAAGTAAAGTACTAGATAATTATAACTACTCATCGTAACAAAAAGTGATAAATAAATGTATCCCAATGAATAGAATCACCATTAACTTTGATAGCTTTTCTATCTAGCTCTATAGTTTTAATATCTTCAATAGGGAAATATTCTCTTTCCCATGGAGTAATCTCACAATTATAGATATGTGCTAATTCCTCAAGGAAAGCTTTTGTTACTTTAATTTTAGGTCCTTTATTTGATCCTAATAATCTATACAATGCTTTCATATTTAAAGGGTATTTATTGTTATGTACTATGCTATCTCATAATCAATGATATTATGTTCCATTTCAGGAGTAATACCATTAAGTCTGAGAGCATTAATATAATTGGAGCCATAGATAGATTCCTTGGTTCCATTAGTCCATTCAATGATGTAGTGTATCATATCTTACCAAGCTTCTGTATATAAGGATTGAATGGTTATATACTGGAAGTAATCACTTCCCCAACCTTTCTTATTGCATCTCATAGAAGCTTCAGCTCTATGACAATCTTTATTAATTTCTTTATGAATTAATTGTGCAAGAAATCTATCATTATCTGCTTCTAGAGTCATTTGCTCTAACTTTTTCATACAGCCTTCCCAAGTACTTGTTATAATAAGAGGTTGGATGTCATTAGTAGACACTACTGTAATAATATAGAGATCTTCTCCTTTTCTATTCTTTATTTGGCCAAACATAATTGTAATATTTAGAGGATTTATTAGTTGTTCAATAGATTGAGCTAGAGTTGCGCTGTCTAAGTCCTAACTCCAGCTCTAAGTTTGTATAGTTGCCTTTCTCATGCTATTTGTATTTCTACTTTATCAAAAAGGACACTGAGCAAACAATACTCTTTCTAATGTTTCAAGACATACACAGGCTATAGAATTTCCTCTTCTAACACCTTTAAAAGTAGCTCCTCCATTTGCCTTAAAACATAGAATCTCATGTTCCTTAGGAAAACAAGATAACAAAGAAGTCATAGAAGCATCAGTAAGCCAATATTCTTGATAGCATCTACCTTTATGAGTCTTGGACATAACAATGCTATTATGCTTCTGATTAAGCAACTTGTCTGTAGCTTTTGGCTCATTCTTAGCCATAAATCCAAGACTATAGTTTGGATATGTATCAAAAAACTCTTTTACCTGTATCATTGTGGTAATGTTTTTGTAATATTTAAAGAGATTTGAATTAAAATTTGTAATCTGAAGCTAAACTCTAAGCCAAAAAGAATAGCTAGTTGAGCCTAGAGAATAGTAGAGTAGAGGTGTAAGGAGCAGTAAAATGAGAGATAGAATAAAGAAAGTGTACAGAATTGTGGGTTTTATCACATTACCAAGAGGTAAATGAGTGATATTTTCCACAACTCTTGCACACTTAACTATCTAACTAACAACAACCTACAGTCTTATTGTACAACTGTTTTCACTGTGCAATTAGATGCCCAAATTAACATCTTCCCAACTATTAGCACCCTGCTTACAAAGTGAATAGTGACCACTCTCAAGCTCTACTACCTGGAGTTCATCTTTCTGGGCAGCAATCTGCTGAGGAGTAAGAGGGCCAAGCTTAGAAGAGAATGCTACAAAGCATCTACTACTAGCATCATTAGGGTCTGTGAAGATACAGCTCTTGAATGTTTCACCAGTCTCACTATTAGCAAACTCACCTACCTGCATTTTGCCTTTCATTCTAGCAAATGCTAAAAGTGACCAACTGTTCTTAATACCCTGCATAACTGGACCATTATTAGTAGCCATACTATTATCTCCATCTCAGGAGCACTGTTGTTTGTAGAGAACAACTAACTGACTGCAATATACTATTAATTCCTCTAGGACAGTCAAACCTATTAGAATCTATAAAACTCTATGGAGGATAAAATATTCTTTATCGCTCCAAGATATAGGGGTGGTGATGTGTCCCTTGAATACTTATAAAGTTCTATAGTTCTTTTATTTTACAATACTTATATTACTTATTATATTATAATATATTATATAATAGGTACGCGCGAGGGATTTCTATTTTATTTACAAAGACTAGCTGTGATGTGTTGTTTTTAGAAGTTTCTATATAGGAAATCCTGCTTCATAAATGAAGCTCTAAATAGATAAGAATGGCTAAATACATAACTAGTTGATTTGTAGCAGTTTATCTATTTCCCTCCTAATTTATAGGTGAATACTACTAACATATATGTTAGAATCATTACTCTATATATTAGTTTTAACATTTATTTCTAATGAATCCGATTAGTAATTCTAAGAATCTGCTAAGTTAATCCTAATGCTTTGTGTTAGGTTGTAGGATATTGTTCAGATACTTAGTACCTTTGCAATATCTAAATATTTATGCTATGATTAAAAGAAAAGAAACATTTGTAAATCCAGACTATCAGATAGTAGATACACATACTGGAGAATTGAAAGAGTTAAAGCAGACTAGGACAGTTACCTTAGATGAATTCATTATGATATTCTTTGCAGGTTGTCCAGACTTGCTTAAGCTAAGAGGTATTCACTTAAAGGTATTGATATGCTGTTGGAAGTTCTCAACCTATAATCCAGAGAGTGAAACAGAAGGAAACCTAATTCATAATGATCCTATGTTTAAAGAGAAGTGTAAGTCATTTGGCTTAGATGCACCTAGTGCTAGTATAGACAATGCTATAAGCTACTTAGGTAGAAATGGCTATCTGATTAAAAAATGTAAGGGGGCTTATCTTCTAAATCCAAAGTATTTCTTTAAAGGAAGACTGTCTGATAAGAGTAAGATTGATATTCATTTTAAAGTAGAGCCTATAAAAAAGTAAAGAAAAATAGCTAGCCTGTGAAGACTAGCTATTTCTTTTTATTCCAGTATCTAATAACTCCTATCCAGAATAGAATGGATAATATCCATCCTATTGCAGGTGCCTGATGAATCAGGAATGCTAAACCAATGACTGCAAGTATCAATATACTTACTATCAATATCCAAATCTCTTTACTCATAATCTATGCCTTTAAGAATTTATACCAAGTAGAATATCCACTATACTTAATAAACTCTTTAAGGGTAATATTATTGTAGCACCATGCAATTAAAATTGCATTGACTAGCCCAAGGATAAACCAAGAGATAGAAATCTCTGCACAGAGTAGTATTACTGTAAGTATTGCTGTAATGTATAAAACTAATGCTTTCATATCTAATATTCAATAGTCCAACCTGTGTTTCCAAATGTAGTCTTATAGTTCAAGGCTGCAAGGTAAGTTGGAAACTTCCTTACCAAGCAGCCATAGGAATCATATACCTCATATCTCATAAGCCAAGCTTCTTACAATGAGTATTGTATTCCTCAATACCAACTCTCATATTCTTACCAAAGACTCTTATGGTCTTAAACTTAGGAGTTATCCTCTCACCTTTGAGTACTGGAACATCAATAGCTATCTCACCATTGACAGTCATACTCTTGAAGTGTGAGTGCTTCTCTTCAAGCATACTGAGGTGAAGTCTCTTACTGGTTGAATAGTTCTCACTTGAGCATACTGCTGCTCTATTTATTCTCTTTCTCATATTGTTAATCTTTTAAGTTACTACCTGATACTATCAAGTTATAGGAATGGTATTGTGTCTCTTGAATGCTTGCTAAGCTTTAAAATTCAAAAGACTAATGGTATTGTAAGGCTTGCAAAGTCTAGCTTTATAAGACTAGAAAGACTAGCAAAGTGTACATTTTATAAACCTTACCAAGTGCAAAAAGAAAGGAAAGTGTGTTTCCACACTCTCCCTATTTCCATAGAATATTGTCCAGCTTAGCTCTTGATGCATAGTATTCCTGAGGGTCATAAGCATCTGCCCAGTTATACTGATTATCAAGAGAATCAAGCAAATCTTCTGTTGCCTTATTATAAGAATCATAGGCATTAAGAAGATTGTTATTGGTGTTTTGGCACACCATGAAGCCTGCAATCATACCAATTACCATTGATAGAATGCAAAAGATGATGGTCTTTTTCATTGCTGTTGTGTTAAAAAGGAAGAGCAGGATTTCTCCTGCTCCTCATTACTCTTACAATCCAAGGTCAACATCTTCCCAGGTATTCTCACCTTGCTTGCAAAGGCTGTAATGACCTGACTCAAGCTGTACTACTTGCAGCTCATCCTTCTTGGCTGCAATCTCTCTTGGAGACAATGGCCCCATCTTAGAGGAGAATGCAACAAAGGTTCTTGTCTCACCATTGGTAAAGATGCATGACTTGAAATCCTCACCTGTCTCCTTGTTGACAAACTCTCCAACTTGCATTTTAGGACCAAACTGCTTTGCAAATGCAATGAGGGACCAAGAGTTCTTGATTGTTGAAACTGTTGCTGTTGCCATAGATAGTTGCCTCCTAGCAGGACTTCTTAGTGCTAGGCATTAATTCCTCAGGTGCTTTCCTTAGAGGCATGTATGCAGATGGTTATTTGCCATAGAACTGTAATCAGCAAATGGAAGGCTACTGTTCTTCACCCTCAGCCATCAGGATTGCAAATACCCCAGGGGGTATATCCCAATCCAAATTATGGTGGGGGTGGTGTGTGGTATTATCTCCACTCTTTATACACACATTATGATTTTTCAAAACTCACTCTTTATACATACCAAAGATTTTTTCAAAACACCTTCACTTTTCTTTCATAAAGTTTTGATAATTAGAAGAATAATTGTATCTTTGCACTGAAGTTCAAATCTTAAAATATAAAGAAGTATGAAAGGATTGAGGAAATATATAGCAAAGCATGGCAGACATCTTACAGAACAGTTAGCTATGGGTGCTCTAGAGTGCAGATGGAATATACCAGAAGTAGTTAAAGCTACTGAGAGTAGGGTATACTATAATGTATCAGAAGCAACTTTAGGGGATATAGTACTTATGGTTAATCATTTCAATAGTCGCTTTATTGATGCCAATAAATATGATTGTGTTAAATGGGCACTGAGTAAGGTAGGAGATGTTAATACCAATGGCTATGCTTTTGAGATTCTTATTGAGAGCTATAATGACATTGATTTAAGAAAGTATATATAAACAAAAAGAGGAGGCTTCACAGTCTCCTCTATCTAACTTAAATTTATCAAACTATGAAAAGAAATTTATTAATTCACGCCTCCTAATTTATTTGCTGTACTTTCTGTATAAAACCAATCATAAGGTTTATTAGGAGCTATTGTTCTATGGGTTGCTGCCCAGATAATACTAGGAATACCTATTACTATAAGGTATAGTGGACCTAGTATTAAACTCTGTCTTGTATGTCCCCATTCATGTCTTACAGTAGTATCTGTTGCTCTAGGAGATAAAAAGATGTGAGACCCAAGAGTTACACTACCACAAGACTTTCTTTTAATGAATACTATGGCTCCTTGGCAAGTACATGTGTCTAGAATTTCATCCTTACTCTTAAGATACCAATAGTATATAAAGGCAGCAATTAACTGGGGTAACTGCCAAAAGTATTTTAGTATTTCCATCATAATTCTTTTATTTAATGGTTATTGTAATCTTTTCTCCTTTCTTATAGGCTGAGTACATCTTGTTATATAGCTGCAAGAAATAATCTTTTGATTTAGTAACCTTACCTACGACATCATTCTTTCCTACTAAGATGCAGCCTTCAGTATCTGCTGCTGTATTGCCGGAATGAATAAGTACTCCTGCATAACCAGGAACATTTTCTAATCTAGGCATTCTAGCACCATTACAATTCTTAATGTACCAATCCTTTGTGCTGTACTTTGGACTAACTACATCCATTCTTACATTATAAGTGCCTGAAGGAATTGCTGTAACTGCTGCTTTCTTCATTACCTTTATCTTCTCAATGGGCATAACACTTGTTAATCCTCTATCCTTATCCTCAAGGGTATTGCAGAAGAATACATCATCAACAAATAACTTACCAATGGTATAACCTTCCTTCTTCCATTTTCTTTCTACTACTAACTTCATAATTCTATATTTAATGATTTATGATGCAAAGATACTAATAGATATGATAGTGGGAAGTTATTTAAGAGTGACTCTTAGGTCAGCATAACTGTGAATGTTAGGTGTTTGTTATTCATACTAGGTTATAGTACCTTTGCAGTATAAAAGTAGAAGAAATGGTGAAGAATGTAAAATATATCTATCTATGTATCAGTATACTTGTGATAGTATTATTTGTAAGTATTTATGCTTTGTTTAGTACTAAGAAAAGTGCTGATAAAAAATGGAAAGAAGCAGTAGAGAATGCTAAGGCATATAGTGAGTTATTCAGTAACTCAGAGACTAAGAATAGAGCTTTCAAGCTGACTATTGACCAGTTGAAGAACTCTAATAATTCTATCTTCCAGGAGTTGAATAAAGCTAGGAAGGAACTGAAAGTAAAGGACTCTAAACTAAAAAGTCTTCAGTATGTTTCTTCTAGTTTCTCTAAGGTTGATACAATTACTTTGAAAGGTGATACTATCTTCAAGGATTCTCATATTGATATTGACACACTGCTCTTTGATGATTGGTATTCAGTAAAAGTAGGACTTAAGTATCCTTCAACAGTTACTGTAGAACCGACCTTCAAGAGTATTAAATATATTGTAGTATCTGCAAAGAAGGAGACAGTTAACCCTCCTAAGAGGTTCTTCCTTTTTAGATGGTTTCAAAAAAAGCAAATTAGATTGAATGTTGATGTTATAGAGAAGAGCCCTTATGTGCAGAATCAGGATAACAGGTTTGTTGAGATTGTTAAATAA